TCCGTGGGCTCGTCCTCCTCGTCGTCCTCGAGGAAGTCCTCGGCGTGCGCGGGGAGCTGGTCGTGCTGAGGCAGCAGCCCGAGGCTCCGGGCGCTCCAGACGCTGACCGGGTGCGCCGGGTCGCGGCCGGCGACGGCGCGGGCGACCCCCTCGGCGACGAACGTCACCTCGTAGATGGCCGAGCCGCCGAAGAGGCGGGTGCTGAACGTGCCGTCGGCGAGCGGGATGTCCACGCGGCACATCGGGGCGCCGGCGAACATCTCCTCGGACACGCGGCCGGCCACCTGGCGATGGCCCATCAGGGCGACGATCGCGTAGCGGTCGGGCGGGGGCGTGGCGACGGGTCCCACTACCGCACCTCCAGCCGGACGAACGTGAAGATGGCGTCCCACGTCTTCTCGCAGGCGCCGCAGCTCCACTTCTCGTGGGTCTCGAACTGGCCGTCGGGACCATACGGTCCCGTGTCGGAGTCGAGCGAGTCGATGCTGTCCTCCTCGTCGCAGAACGGGCAGGGATCGTCGATGGTGGCGTATTTGGCCAGGTCGGGGGTCGTCTCGTCAGGCACGAGTTCTCTCCTCTTCGTCGATGGTCGGCGCCTCGCCGGAGCCGGGCCCGGTGACCGCCCGCAGCTCGGCCTGGCGCGCCTCCCTGATGACCTCGGGCGTCAGCGACGCCATGCAGCCCTGGCGGAAGCAGGTCACGACGCTCAGCCAGGGCTCGGTGGCGACCCGGCCGTCCTCGGACTCGCCAGCGCGGGCGAAGCAGATGACGACGCAGTCCTGGCCTTTGCGGATGGTCCGCCGGCACTTCATGCAGCGGAGGGCGGTCATCTCGGGTCCACCAGGACCGCCTCGCGTTCGACGCGGTCGACGTTTTCGGCGCAGAGGGCCAGCGCGTTCGCGTCAGCGACGAGCGCCGTCCACACACGCTCCGGGCGGGTGTCCCAGGGGTAGATCGGCTCCACGCCGCTGGCGACCATGTCCAGGGCTGCGCGCAGGTCCGCCAGCCGCCAGGACCACCACCGGTAGCGCTCGGCGTACGCCCGATGCGCGTTCTCCACGCGCTCCTCAGGCGTCCCGACGTAGGCCCGAAGCTCCAGGTTGTCGCCGGTCACGATGGCGCAGCGGCAGCCGCACCCGCAGACCGGCCAGGCGGGCCCGTCGAGGGGATGCTCCCGGCCGCAGTTGCCGCACAGCCAGCGCGGATTGGTGACCTCGACGGGGAGCGGGAGCGGGGTCGTCATGCCCCGTGCTCGCAGCGGCCGATGATCCGGGTTATGCGCTGCTCCTCCCATCCGTTCTCGGCCCAGGCGAAACGCCTCTCGCAGCAGGGGCAGTACATCCAGTCGTCCTGGCCCTGGTTGAGCAGCACATCGCACCGCGGGCAGTTGCCGGCCTGGATTCGCTCGACCTGGACGCGGTAGCGGACGTACGAGCGCTGCCGCTCCTCGGGCGGCTGCTCGTGCTGGCGGCGATGGAGGGCGGTGGTCATCTCGGGCGCCTCTCGTCGAGATAGAGCACCAAGGCGAGCAGCGCCGTCCCCAGCAGCACGACAGGGACCGCGATGGCCAATGCGACGAGGGCGTCATGGGAGGCGGGCATCACGCCGCCAGCTCCTCCACGCGCACGATCGCCCCCGACCACTCGCCCCAGTGCTTCTCCAGGGCGCCGTACCGCACCACCTGACTGTCGTCGCGCCAGACGCCAGCGTCGGTCATGGCGTCCTCCAGGCTCCTGGCGAGCTTGGACAAATCGGGGACCTGTGTGTGCTCGCGCGGCGCGCTGGGACGCAGGCCGCGGGCGCCGTAGTGCGACTTCGGGCGTGCGAACGAGAACCAGACGGACACCAGCACCGGCCCGGCGATGCGTTCCCTGCCCGCCATCGCCGCGTTGGCCGCGAACGTGACCGCCGCCCGCCAGTCCTTCAACAGCACGCCGGAGGACTCGACGAGGATGACGCGGCCTGTCTTGGTGCGGCCCACAGGCTTCTTCGAGCCCTGCGGGCGCGGGGTGCCCAGGACGCGGAACTCGATCACGCGCGCCTCGGTGGCGATGCGGAGCGGTTCGGTGGTCACGTCTCTCCTCGGAAGCACTCCAGCGCCGCCTCAGGCGATGCGTGCCAGTGGTCGGGCGAGCAGCCGCCCGTGTACCCGTTCTCGGTTTCCCAGCGCACGCCGGCGTGAGAACCGCCGTCGTAGCCGAAGGAGCCGTCGCAGAAGTGAGGCGCCATCCGCAGACGCATTACCTTCGCCTCGCTCACAGCCCCCTCCTGAACGCCTTCCGCGGCCCGAGCCGCACCCGCAGGAACCGCCGATGCCGGCCCTCGAGCCTGGCCAGGCGCAGCCATTCGAGCGGGGTCAGGTCGCGCGCGAGCAGCGAGCAGGACAGCGTCAGCCGCTCGGACATATCGGCCCGGGTCCAGGCGCGGGAGACACGGCTCACAGCGGGTCCAACTCCAGGCGCAGGCGGTAGCCGAGCGCCAGTGCGTAGTCGGTGACCATCGAGAGGCGGCCGACATGCCTGCGAACCTCCAGGCTGGCCACAAGTTGGCGGGAGACGCCCATTCGCTCGGCCACGCTCGACTGCGACAGGCCACGCAAGTTGCGCTGATAGGCGAGTTCGGCGACGACTTGGTCGAGCGTCATCCCAGCCCCCTCATCACGAGCAGCGCCACCCCGAACGCGACCATCGGGCCCACAAGGACCGCGGCGATGAACACCCGGGCGGCGAGCCCGACCTGCTGCGCCGCACGCTCGCGCTCCTGGCGCTCGGCCTCGGTGAGCGGCGTCGAGAGCAGGCTCACGGCTGGCCTCCGTAGATGACCGCGGCGCACAGCAGGACGAAGACGCTGAGGATGAGCACGCCTATCGTCAGGCGCATCGCCGATGGGCTCATCGCGTCACCCCGCGGAGGGCGCCGGCCGAAGCCGACGCCCCTGGGGATGCGGGAGGAAGGTCAGGAGAAGAGGGACCCGGCCCGCCGGCCGGGCCCCTGCCGGGATCGAAGGAGGAAGCTGTCATCGTCGTCCCTGCCCGATGCGGCGCAGGGCATCCAGAGGGACGGGGCGCGGCTCAGCGGCCGTGTGCTCCGCCTCGCCGACTCCAGGCCCGGGAACATGGTCGAGCCCTGCCCCGTCCGTGGGGACGTGTCCACTCGCCCCCGGGCCGGCGTGCGCACGTCCATCCGCCGGCGGGGGAGCGTCCGCGGAGGCAGGCACCACCGGCCCGGAGCCGGGGACGACGCCGAGGTAGCGCAGCCGGCAGGCCTCCTCGGCCGCGTCGGTAGCAGCTTGGCCGAGCCAGGCGTACGCGGTCACCGCGCCACCTCCCTCGTCGCCACCCGCGTCGTGCACAGCGGCAGCGACTGCGGGTCCAGGTGGCGCGCCGCCGCGGCGCGCCCCTCGATCGCCTGCCCCGTGCCGAACTCGACTCCGGCGCCGACGACCAGCAGGGCCACAGCCAGGACCAGCGGCCATAGCCGCGGCCGCTGGTAGGGCCGGATCATCGGGCGCCGCCGCTCGGGGCGAGCCGGGAGAGGGCCGAAGCCCCCTCCCGGACATCTCCACCGAGCATGGCTGCGGGGATGAGGGCTGAGTTGCGGGGCTCCGACGCCCCGGACCGACCGACCCGCCCCGAGCAGCGTTGGGGCGCATGAGCTAGGACAGATCGGCCGGTCCGAGTGGTCGGTCCCGAGGATGCTTCGGCCCTCTCCGTGTTGATGCGCCCCATCGCGTGGTCATCATGACACGCTGCGTGGACATGTGCAAGCCCCCCTCTTGGGCTCAATTCCTGCCACAATCTGTGGCGGGGCCATGAGCAAATCGCCACACTCCGGGGTGGTGCGATTCCTCCTAGCGGCGCGGCAGGCCGCAGGCGGAACCGCACCCAAGCTCGCGGATGTCCTCGCGTCCGAGCTTGGGTACCGTCCGATGGACAAGACGGTCCGATCCTGGATTCGTGGCGAGCGGCACCCGGACGCCGAGATCGTGCTTGCCGCCCAGCGCGCCCTCGCGGCGAGTGGGCTCAGTCTCGACCAGATCGCACTCGAGGACACTGACCAGCGCCCCCTACAGGTCCAGATCCAGGAGCTTCAGGCCATCGTGATCGCGTTACACACGGCCTTGAACGAGCACCTCGCCTCCCACGGCTATCCGCCCGTGGAGATCGAACTCCCCGCCTAGCTCATCACCCTGAGCGCTTCCTGGAGCCAGCCCACGACATCCACGCCTGCCACCCTGAGCATCCGCAGGGCCACGTCCGTGGCCACCGGGTGCACCCCCGCCTCCGCCGCCCGGACGGCGGCGCCCACCAGCCCCGTCCTACGCGGGACGAGCTGGGCCACCACCTCGGCGAACTCCTCCGGGTCCAGGCCGGTGCGGTGCCGGCAAGCCGTGAGCAGCTCGGCCCAGAGCTGATCGATCGTCTTTCCCGGCACCGGTCCGGGTCGCAACTGCAGTACAGGCGCGGTCATGCTCCCCTCCGCCAATTGTCAGGTACCTGCTTACGACGACCCTTCCCCTGCCTGTTGCGAACCGCAACATACTAGAGACGCGCGAGCGTGTCTTTGTGTTCGGTCGGATGTCACGGGACATGTTGCAAACCACGAGGGACGTTTGCCCCATGGCTCGTGAGTTTGTATGCCCGAGTGTCCGGAAAGCAGAGCGTCGGACATACACAATTGGCGCGAGTACGCTGATCACGTGGAGACCGCCGAATCCACCTGGCTCGTCGAGCGCTGGCTGTGCGCCTGCGAGGGATGCGGCGGCCACCTGGCAGACGGCGTCTGGGTCATCCCCGGCCGCATCTGCCAGAGCTGCCGCTGCATGTGGCTCATTGAGGAGAGGCCAGCGAGTTCCATGGGCGCCGGGTCGCTCGCTGTCCGCGCTATCCCGGGGTATGCTCGTCCGCCGACGCCTGGTACGCACGGTGGATGGCCGAGTTGGGGCGGCAAGCGGCACAGCGGCGACGGATAGCGGACGAGTAGAAGGAGGGGCCAGCTCCCCTGCCGACCCCTCCAGAAGTGGGGAAAGTCCTACTCGGCATCGGGCGCGCTCAGGCGATCGGCATCCTCTTCGGCCTGCGCGCGCTGGCCGGGCGGGTAGACCGTGGTCACTGTCCCGCTCGGTGCCACCAGCGCCACGCCGTTGTAGGTCGCCTCTACCCGCCAGCGGCGTTCACGGACGAGCTCCTCGGCGCGCGCTCGGCAGGCCTCGCAGCCGATGGAGTCCGGCTGGCAGGTGAACCCGTTCAGCGCCCACATTCCCGGCATGGGGAGCCCGCACAGGGTCGCCTCCGCGTCGCAGGCGCCGGGGGGCAGCGCGTGCGGCTGACGGGCGACGAAGACCAGGCAGAAGCGCAGGCGGGCCCCGCTCATCGGGGCAAGGGGAGAGTGGCCGAGGCGGTGGTGACGATCCCCGGCCCCTCCCCAGGGCATGAAGCCGATGAAAGGCGGGGCGGCGTTACGACCCGGTGGCCGCCCCTGTCGCTGACCGAGCCGCTCGCGATCACGACGCCCCTGCAGCGCATGCGTTCAGCATGCGCCGGCGGACTTCAGCGAGGACGACACCTGTGTCGCCGACCAGGCGACACAGGTGTCACAAGATGGCGGAGATGGCCTCGTCGAGGTCGCGGACGCGCGGTTCGTCGCTCCAGCGCACGAGGTGCCGCCGGCGCACTCCCTGCACCCGTCGGGCGGCCTCGGGGTAGCCGTGCTCCATGGCCAGGCGGAGTGCCTCGCCGAGGGAGCGGGTGGCCTCGTCCAGATTGCCGGCCTGCGCGTGTGCGGCGCCGAGGTCGGCCGCGAGCAGCGGTTGGTGACTCGGGTACGGCGAGCGGATGTCGCGCAGGGTCTCGATGGCGTCGCGCGCGCGGCCCAGCAGGTTGTAGGCGGACCCGGCATAGGACGACCACGACCAGGCTGGCCAGCGCCGACGCAGGCTGTGCTCGCGGATTCGCGAGGACTCCTGTGCCTCGGCGCCGAGCTCGAGCAGGCGGAGCGCGCTCGCGGCGTTCCCGACGAACGCATGCTCCTCGGCCGCGCGCAGGATGACCGGGACACGCAGCGTGAGCGGCGTCATATCCGAGGACAGCGCCATCGCCTCGTCCAGCGCCCGGATGGCTTGCTCGGGGAACCCACCGTCTCCGCCCAGCAGGACCGGGGAGAGCAGGTCGGAGCGGAGCATCAGGAGCAGAACCAGGGTGTCGTTGTCGCCGGCCTCACGGGCCAGCGCCTCGCCGCGGGCGAGGTAGTCGCGCATCTCGCGGCGGTGCTCGGCCATCAGGCTCACCCAGGCCGCTACGGCGTTGGTGCCGGCGGCTATCGACCACAGCCGCTGGGCCAGGCGTTCCGGACCCGGGTGCTGGTCGATGAGCGACTCCAGGACCATGAGGTGCTGCTCGATCTGCGGCAGCAGGAGCCGGGGCGGCTCCAGAGCGCGGGCGGCAGCGAAGTTCTCGGTGCGCGCCTCCCAGACGTCGAGCAGGGCATCGTCGAGCAGAGGCGTGGTGCCCTGCGGCTGGTGGGCGATCATGCGGAGCGCGAGTGTAGCGGGAACGATCGCCGAGACGGCCATGAACTCTCGGCGGTTCACGCGGCCCACGGTAGCACCGACCGGCAGAATCCGCATGTCGAAGTTCAGACCGGGCGTCCGGCCGACGAGCGCCGCGTGCAGGGCCGCGGCGGTGTCGACGTTGGGGTCGTGGCCTGCCTCGACTCGCTGGACCGTGCGCTGAGACACACCCGCACGCGTCGCCAGGTCGAGCTGCGACCATCCGACCCGCTCACGGGACTGCCGGAGACGGACCCCGTAACCATCCATCTTCACCACCTACTCCGTCCCGCCTCTCGGGCGGTCCGAGGGCCACGGTACCGCAAGGGGACGGGGACCGTCTAGGGCCAGGCAAGCATCCGTCGAGGTTTCCGCAGGGTTCCGGCTAGCATGTGCGGAGAGTGCAACTACCCTCGGCGCCCGACGAGATGGCGACCTGGCGAACCATGGATCAAGCAGCGGCGCAGCTCAAGATCAGCCGGCGCGTCATCACGCGCTGGGTCAGCGAGGGCCACATCCGGGCGTACACCCGACCGGGTGACCGACACCGCTACGTGGACATGGACGAGATCAAGCGATACCGCGAGCAGTACACGCCGGTCGAGCGGAGGAAGGAGGATGATGCCTGACCGCGGCGAGCTCGACCGTGCCCTCGACGACATCAAGGCCGGCAAGGGCCTGACGCCCGACGAGGTGCGCCGCGCTCTGGGTCGGCCCGCGAAGGAGCGGCAACTCATCGCCGTAACCATCCACGGTCACTGGACGCGGACGCCAGAAGAGGTCAGAGACATCCTCGATGCGGCCCTGCACGCCGCCGGCCTCTGTGGGTGCTGGGGTCCGGGGAACGGGTACACGATGTCGGTGGCGCTGGCCGAGGAGTAGTCCCCGGGAAAGCACCGGGGAAAGTACCCGATTCCCTACGCGAAAGTACACCGGGTATTGAGTTTGGTGCACGAGGCGGGGGCGCGGAACTACATCCCGGCGCCCGCGCCCTACCCGCGGATCGGCGCCGCCAGGAACTCGTCGATGACGCCCGGGGCCGACTCGTCGAGCCCGACCACCTGGAGCATGCCCGCATCGTCGAACAGCCCAGCCGTCCGGTAGCCATGGGCAACGAAGCTGACGCAGACGAACTTGCTCCGGTCGCCGAACAGGCCCCGGTAGTGGCTGACGGCTTCGACGGGGTGCACGCTGCCGGCCCAGCCCTCGTCGTCGGTGTAGACCACAAAGCCCTCCACTCCCGGCCGGTGCTGCTGGATGGCCCACATCATCGGCAGGGCACAGTTCGTGCCGCCGCCGAGCCCCCAGGATCGAGAGGCGGCCTGGACCGCCCCCAGGGTTTCGACCTGGGGGAAGCTGACCTCGCGGATGCCGGTGTCGAACGCGAGCACCGTGGCGTTCGGGTTCTCGCGCACCTGGAGGAACGCCATCACGGACGCCGCCTCGGCCGCCTGCATGTCGCCGCCGGTCACGTTCTGCTGCCACATCGACCCCGAGCAGTCCACGCCGACCACGAGCCGCTGGCGCGACTTCGGCCGCGCCTTGAACGCCGCGAAGAACCCGGCCTCCAGCGCGGAGACGATCTCGGGCACAGGCAGCCACGATAGCTTGCCCTTGGCGCCACGACCTGTCTGGTAGGTCCGGAGGGCGAGGTAGAGCGCCATGGGGTGGACGCGGGCGCGGGCAAGTCGAGCTCCGTCCGTGATCCGTTCGCATGCAAGCTTCGCGTGCTCCGACCCCGGCGCCAGCAGTCCGAGGTTCGTCAGCCGGCCGAGCTGGCGAATGGTGGCCATCGGCGGCATGGACTCGAAGAGTGCGGCCTGCACGGCCAGGTTGCGCGCAAACTGGGAGGGGACCGCCTCCCAGGGCAGATGGCTCTCGCGGACGAGGACGGCGAGCCGCGCCGCGTCCTCGCCGGTTGCGCCCATGGCGCTCTCATAGGCGTCGATGATCGGGGCGGCCGGACGCGAGTGCTGGCCGTGACGCGGAGACTTCTCGTTGCCGCCATGCTGGCGCTCCAGGATCCAGTCGTAGACCTGACCGTGCTGCTCGGTCGGCGCCTTCGGATGGGCCAGCCGCAGCATGTCGGCGAGCCGCCAGTCCTGGCGCTGGCCGTACTTCACGGCCTGGAAGGCGATGTCCTCGGCCGACTTCGACTCGAGCCAGCCCGCGACCGCTCGACGCGTCAGCGGACCCCAGCCGCCGAGGCCCTGGCAGGCGGTCACGAAGGAGGCCAGATGCGAGCCGGTGCGACAGACCTTCGGAACGGCCGTGGCGGCTGCGCGCCGGACCTCGACATCGCTCGCCGTCTTCAGGCACAGCGCCAGGGCCAGGATGGCCGGGTCGTTCTTCGGGGCCCGGCCTGAATCGGACACGGCGGCGATCTCGTTGACCACCTTGAGGCCGTGTCCGTCCTCCAGCAGCCGGTCGATGCACGTCGCCGCCTCGCGCGTCAACTCGCGCGGAGTAGCGTAGTAGCTGCCCTTGTCGGTGCCGAGGATGAGGAACCGCTGGAAGCGGGTCCAGTCGTCGGCCTCGAAGACGAATCCGCCGGCCCGGTTGCGGACCATGCCGCGCGCTTCGGGGATGGGCGCCGCCTGCGGCGTGGACGTGCCGAAGTGCTGGATGTAGTCCTTCACGATGAGTGCCTCCCTGATCGTGGTCGGCGCAGCGAGCATGTGAGCGGACCAGGGCGTTTGGTGCTCTACCAGACTGAGCTACGGCTCCGATGAGCCGCTGGGCTTCGATCCCAGGACAACCCCATTAAGAGTGGTAACCCCGTTCCATCCGGCCCGCTGCGCCTATTCGCTTTATAAGGACGAGCATGTCCATGGCCGGCGGATGCGGCTTGCGCCACAGCAACCTAAAGCTGGTAACCGTCGGCCTTCCGGCCCGTCCGAGCCAGACTATACACCCGAACCGATGCCACACAGAAGAAACCCCGCCGCCCGAAGGCGACGGGGTCCCGTGAGAGAGAGGGTCGAGCTGAGCTACGGTTCCGCGGCCGTCGAGGTGGTGGCCGAGTAGCCATAGTGCTGGGCGATCGTGCGGCGGACATGGCGGCGGATCACGACGTGGTGCCACAGGAGCAGGCCCCACCCCGGGACGGCACAGAGCAGCGCCGCCCACAGATTCGGGACCACCTGCGGCCACGTCTGGCCGACGTAGCCGGCGACGGCCGCCCAGATGGTGGTCATGCCTGCACTCGCACGACCATGCTGCCATTGCCGCCGCGGACGAAATCGCCGAAGTCGTCCCAGGGGACGGGCCCGGGCATCGGCAGGCCGTCGCCGGCGCAGACCTCCGCCACCTCGCGCACGGCCTCCAGCACATTCGCGATTGCCTCATCGGCTGTATCGCCCTGTGATGCGATGTCGTGCATCGGGGCGAGGCTGGCCCACTGCCGGGTAGGCGCGTCATAGACGGCCACAGCGGAGGGGTAGGTGGTCACCCGCCTCCGCCTCCGCCGCCAGAGATGCCGGGCATCACCCGCCGCCCCCGCCGCCCCCGGTCGCGATGCCCACCGTCACCCGCCCCCGCCGCCGCTGCACACGCCCCTGGCGATGAAGATGGTTCGGGTCATGGTGGTCTCCTTCACTTGGGCGCCTGGAGTGCCTGGGTGGCGAGCGTGGCCTTCATCTGGCTGACACCATAGGCGCCGCCGCCGAGGCCAGCCAGGCCGCCCGTCATCAGGCTGACCGCCATCTCCTTGGCGAGCTGGTGGCCCCACTCCACGTCGTAGAACCCGGCCGCGGCGCCGAGCACGCAGGCGAGGGCCGCCAGGCGGCCGGCGGTCAGGAGGTTGCTCAGGTTCATGTCAGCCTCTGCCCGGAAGGTCGGGCGGCGGAGTGCCCGGAGGGCCGGGCGTCGGGGTTGCCGGGACGGGGGTGAATGTCGGCGTCGGCGCGGGGACCGCGGTCACGGTGGCCGCCGGCGAGGGGCGCGCTGGCTGCGGGGCGGGTGGCTGGCGGCAGACGCCGAGCAGGATCAGGGCGAGCAGGACCAGGAACGCGATGCCGCCCCCGGCCGCGGCGGCGCGGCGGGTGTCGGCAGCGTGGCGGTCAGGCATGGGCGAGCTGCTTCACGTCCATCTGCTGCTTGAGCTGGACGTACGTCGACAGCCTCATGCGGCCCGAGCCGTGGTCGCCCCACGAGTCGCCCCACGAGTTCTTGAACCGGACGACCGAGGCGTGCGGGTCGCGGTCGTCCCACGCCTCCAGGGCCTCGAGGTAGATCTCGTGGCCACCGACGACCTGCGAGGACCGCCACGACGGATCCGCGTCCACGAACCCGTCCGCATCCGGCTGGACCCACGCCTCGAACCAGGGCGTGCCGAGCATCACGCCGCCGCGCTGGAGGAGGTGGCCGACGCCGCGGAGGGTGATGGCCCACGTGTAGCGGTGAACCAGCTCGGCCGCCTTGAGGGCCCGGCACACGCCGAGTCCGCTCGAGCCGCGGTCGTTCGGCGGCCACGGGCCCGGACTGCCGTCGTGCAGCGTCGCCTCGTGGTACAGGTCGCGCGCGAACGTCTCGTCCTCGGCCGCATCGGTCTGACTCAGGTTGACGTAGTCCAAGTGGACCGCCGACAGCCCTGAGGCGCCAGCGAGCGCGGCCAGGGCGTACGTGCCGGCGTTGCCGGTGCACGAGCCGAGGTTGCCCTGATCGAGGACGGGCAGCGGCGAGACGTGTTCGGCGGGGCGGATGGAACCGTCGAGCTGCCGCAGCTCGGCCTCGATCGTGTACGCCAGCGAGCGCGCGTCGAGATGATGGTGGCGACCGAACCGGGGGAGGCCGTCGCGGATGACCTCCTGGTAGACATGGCGAAGTTCGCCGTTGGTTACGAGCATGGGGTCTCCTCCACTACAGGAATGAGATCAGGAGGTGCGGCGGGCACCGGTAGTGGCAGCGCCCTACCGCACCGCCTGGAGGTCGAGCTACGCGCTCGACACGGCTACGTCAGTCCGGGTCGCTCGGCGAGCGGCTGCGCAGGCGATGCCCGTCGACCACATTCAGCGTCTGCAGCGCGATGACGGTGCCCTGGATCACCAGGTAGGCCATGCCGAACAGGAGCGCTAGACCGTAGCGACTGGGGAGCGGCGGCGGGTTGAGCGCAGCCAGTAGGCCGAGACCGCCGAGGATCACGTGCGTGATCGACACCGCGATCCCGTCGCGGATGCCGACGGTGGCGTGGAGCTGGAACCAGCCGTTGCGACGCTGGGACCGCGCCACATGGCGGTCGATCAGCGACTGCCATGCGATCAGGATGCCGAGCGCGACGCCGGACAGCCCGAGTGCCACCGACAGCAGGTCCACGACACGGATCAGAATCAGCACTCGGTCTCGCCCTGGTCCCTCGGTCGACGGGTCATCAGCGCCTGCTCGGTCTCCATGTAGGTCAGGCGAGCATGTAGCTGCTGCGCCCGCAGCGCGGCTCGCGCCAGGGCTGGATCCGGCCGATGCGGCGGGTCGGGCTCAGGCATCTCGGGGGCGACCCTTTGCCGGCGCCATAGCCGAGACAGCCGTGCCCACATCAGTGCGAGCCAGGCGGCCCGAGCTGGATACCGAGCTGCTGTTCCGCGATCACCACCGAGCGCTCCGCTGTGTTGCCAAGCCCGAGCGCTATCGTTCTCCACGCCTTCTTCTCCTCTCGCTCGTTGTCCAACTCGCGCTGGCCAGCGCTCCTGACCTCCTCCAGAAGTCGGCGGTGAGTCGGACCAGGAATCCACCACTCACGAAACGAGCCGTATGCGAGCACCACGACCGCCAGCACCAGGACGCCGACGACGCCCCCCGTGTTGACGAGTTGTGCGATCTGCTCAATTTCTGCGATGGGCACCCCGGCTCCTCGGGCGTCCGCTCCTGGCTACCCGGTCAGCTTGCTGCCGATGCCCGCCACGACGTCGGTGGCCACGGTCAGCGCGTCGGCATCGGACAGATGGGTCGTGAGCGGGTGCTTGAGCAGCTCGGCCGCGATGCCGGCCGCCAGGCCGGTCGGGTCGACGACGCTGCCGCCCTTGAACGCCAGCACGGCCGCGAGCGTGTCCGACCACACATCGTTCAGGCTCTCGCTGGGCGGGTTGTCGTTCTTCGCCGACGTCGTCATCGTCGAGAAGAGGTTGTCGACCTTGTCGAGCAGGCGGTGCTGCTCTTCGGGGGTCAGGGCGTCCAAGAATCCACCTCCTGTGGTGCCGCCGACGGTCAGCCGGCGGAGCTGGGTGATGTCGCCGAAGAAGCGGTTGGCGTCCACCGGCGCCGTGAACCCCAGCGTCGGGATGGCGTCGTACTGCTGCATCGAGCAGGCGAACGGGAGATCCCCGTTCGATGTCGGCCAGGCGAACCAGAGCGGGGACCGCGTGAGCAGGTCGGAACCCACGATGCCGCGCGTCTGCATCCAGTACTCGTAGCTGTAGAACCAGACGTGGTAGCCGCTCAGCAGCTTGGCGCAGTGCAGCTCGAACTCGTCGCACCAGGCCAGCGAGCCGCCGGCGCTCTCGGCGTCGTGGCCCAGGATCCATCCGTTGCTCGGGTTGGCGACGTTCAGGAAGAACTCGGCCGCCCAGTCGGGCGGATCGCCGAGGTCCGGCCGGCTGAACGTGTAGGCGCCGGGGACGAACCCGCCGGCCAGCATCTTGGCCCGGTGCTCGTACCACTTGGGATCGATATAGCTCGACTCCGTCGCCTTGGCGATGATGCCGGCGATGCCCGCGGCGCGGGTGGCCGCCGGGTCGGTCCACGTCTGGTAGCTGGAGATGTCCCGGAGCTCGAGCGTCATCCGGCCTCCTCCGGCCCGTTCTCGCCGACGATGTAGAGGGTCTTGGGGTCGACCGGCCCGCCGGCCGCTAGGTCCGGGTGCAGCTCGCGGTAGGCGTCCTGCGCCGCCACCACGACCGCGTCGTGCAGCCGCCGCGCGAGCTCGCAGGCGTTGACCACCCGCGTGGCCTGCCGGCACTCCTCGCAACCGTCGCGGTGCCCGTCGAGCACGTCCTGCGCGGCCAGGACGGCCGGGGCCTGCATGTGGGCGTCGAGGGGAGCGGTCACGGGAAGTTGACCATGATTCCGGCCGGCGGCTGATAGCCGAAGGTGAGGTTGGAACAGCCGGGAGCGACAAACGGTATCGATGCGGCCGGCCGCAGCCGCATTTCGATGGCCCGCCGGATGAACACCGAGACGGGCTCGCCGTGAGCCTCGGCCGAGCGCTGCAGCTCGTCGTAGAGCTCGGTCGGCAGCCTGAACGAACAGGGCTTCTCTCTCACGGTAGGCACCCTCCTGGGGATGGCGGCAGCGCCTGGGGCGGCGTGCGGATGGGGTTGCCCGGCGCGCACGTCGGCGCGGCCAGTGCGGGCAGGGCCGTCGGCGAGTGCACGGGCGGCGGGGTCGGGCTGCTCAGCGCCGGCGCCGGGGCGGCCTGGCCGCAGGCAGCGAGTACGGCGGCGAGCAGGACGAGGGGGAAGCGCATGGGACGGATCTCCTACTCCCGGGACCCGGACCCGAGGTGTATGGTGGCGGTCTCAGCGACCGGAATCGACCCGGGTCGCGTTCGAGGGGGGAGAGGCATGGCACGAGCGAGACGATTGGTGATGGCGGCCCTGGTGATGACGGCCGCGGTGGTGCTGCTCAGTGGCGACGCTGGCGCGACGCGGCCGGCGCCGATCCGGCCAGCCGCGAGCACGCTTGATCTGGCCAATGATCCGAACAACTGCGCCGCGGCGGGATTCCGGGTGCCCGCTGGCGACATCTGCCGCTATGGGGTCGCGACACCGGGCTAGCGCGGCTTGTACGTCGTCGACAGGTAGTCGAGCGCGCGCTTGATGGCTTGGAGCGGAGCCTGTGGCAAGCGTGATTCCGGGAACTGCGTCAGATAGTACGTCACGACAGCGCTGGCCTCGCTGATCGTGTACCCGACGATCATCGCGGACTGATGGTCGATGACGTAGGTAGGGACATGCACTTGGACGGTGTCCCACTCACGCGGACCCCAGCCATTGTTCGCCTTCAGCAGCTCGGCCGTACGGGCCACGGCGAGCTGCACCGCCACCAGCGGGGCCGCCTTGCGTGACTGGATGGCCTTCGCGTAGAGCAGAAGGAACGCGAAGCCGATCGGCCCCACGTCGGCAGAGGTGTCCGTCAGGACCATGTCGCCCGCCGCGCCGATCCGGCCCCAGGTGACGGATCCGCCCGAGTCCGTTCCCGGCACACCATTGACCTTCGCATCGGTCCCGTAGAGGTCGGCGATGTTCTGGAACGTCGAGCCCTGGGCCACGATGTTCACACCTTCCTCGAACACGACCGACGCCGAGTAGTCGGTGCCCGGACTCGCCGTATAGTCGAGGGAATCCGCATTCGCGCCGGCGCCAGGGTTCTTCCGAAGGGCGAAGCCATCGACGCTGGCGGCAAGCGTCATCATGTCCAGGTGCGTGGCCTGATTAGGGGAGAGTTCGGACGCGATCGATGCTGCGCTGCCGGTGTTGATGGTGCCTAGCGGGAACCGGGGTGTGCCCCAGGCCGACCCAATTGACGGACCGTTCCGGCCGTGGAACTGGATGCGATTCACGTAGACCGCCGGTGAACCGCCCGTGCTCGCCGAGAACCGGAGGCCGATGCGACCACTAGCGGGAACGGTCACGCCCTGGATGAGCGTGTTGGCGTCCTGTCCGTTGATGGTGATTCGTACCTCGAAACGTCCTGCATTGAAGTAAATCGAGGCGAATACCTCGAACGAGAACGGGCTTCGGACGTTCTGGAGGATGGTGTTCGTGCCGGCGCGGAGCGTATAGGTCCCGGAGGACTTCGTGTAGATGGTGGCCGTGACATTGAATAAGCCCGCCGTCGCCGTTCCCGCCAGCGCCACGAGGAGCAGGACCCCGTTCTGCCACGTGGAGTCGGACAGCAGGATGATGCTCGCCTCGCTGACCGTGGCACCAACACCCGCCGTGCCGGCCACCATCGAGCCGTGGATGGACACCGTCGAGAAGGCGTACTGCGTGGTCTTGTTCCAGCTCGTGCTCGTCAGCGCATATGCATCGGTCGGCTGAAGGCTCGTACTCGTCAAAGCGGGCTGCCCGGCGACCGGATCGCTTGAGGTGAACGAGAAGTTGCTCAGCGTGTAGTCGCTGCTGGTGTGCCCGCTACCGCCTCCATTCCAATTGGTGAAGTCGTCGTCCCAGATGACCTCTTGCGTTCCGCTGAGTGCCTCAACGATTTCGTACCCATGAGTGGGCAAGACGCCCGTACCGGGGGCGGCCAGCACTTCACCGGGCATCAACTGCGACTGCTGGAGCCACAACAGCGTATCGCTCCCGCTGAGCACCCACTGGGCGCCGAGCGGGAGATCCATCTTCGTTATCACGCCGCTGAGTACGGGCGTGCCCGCCACGGCATCGCCGTTGTACCCCTCTACCTTGAGTCCGATCCCCTTGTTTGCGCTGCTCAAGATGGCCTGATATTGCGCGGCGTTCACCTTGAACTCCTCGCTGTAGGGTGCCGGGAGTTGGATCGAGAAATCGCCGATCGTCGAGGAGCCCGGGTAGCCCGCCAAGAGCGCGCGGACGGTCCAGGTGGACTGGTGCAAGTGGTAGAGGTTCGGGACCACGACTGCGCCCGAGTTGGGATCCAGCAGGCGATAGGCGAGTCGAGGCATGACGAGCTCGGATGGCATCCGTCAGCCCCTCGCCCAGCTCGCTCTCAGGTCGAACGCCCATTGGCTCCAGATGTCGCCCGGGAAACTGTCCGTGCCGAGCGTGGCACTCAGGATGGGCAGCAGGCATGCCTCGTCCACGAAGAAGTCTGTACCCAGAGTCCCGCTCGTGACCGCGCGCCACTGCATGTTATGGCCAGCAGTCGGCGTGATGGGACCGCCGATGGCCAGCGTCACACCGCTCGCGCTGGTCGTCGCCGCCTGCGACAGGACGATGGTTGTGGCGTTTGTCACCGACGAGATGGTGGTGCCAGCCGGGATGCCGATCCCGCTGATGGCCTTCCCCGCGTCGGCCGTCGAGTTGAAGACGGCGGTAGCGCTCGTGACTGTCGTCGTGCCATTAGTGATGCCGTCGGTGACCACTCGGCGGTTGGCGAACACCCAGACGTAGGACGTCGAGAGCTGGCTTGGAGCGAAGACAGTCGAGGCGCCCGAGACGAACGCTGAGGAGGTCACGTCCCACAGGCCGCACTGGAGCTGGGCCGTGGAACTCGCGGCACTCGCGACCTTCATCCGGAATGGGACGCCGTACTGGCCGGCTGTCGGAACCCACGATGTCCCGAAAAGGTCTGCGTTGCCCGTCGTCGTACCGCTCGCGACCTTGGCTGCGGCATTATTCGACTCGTTCGAGGTCGTGACCGACGACCATCCTGTACCTAGCGCTCCGCTCTCGGCCTCTGCCTGAAGGTTCGGCGTGGTCGCGAACGGCACGGCGAAGATGCCGTAGGTTCGGAAGCTACCAACGGCTGGGCCATTGGCATCACCGATTCCCAGCAGGGTCGTATTTTGACCCAATGGCTGACCAGCACTGGGCGCATTCTGGTACAGCCAGCCCACGATCGACTGGTTGGCAGTCGTGCCGATGCCGATGCCGGCGCCGATCGTCGATGACGGCGTCAAGCTGGGCGTACTGTCCACGACGACATCCCCCACTGCCGACTCGTTGGCGACGATCTTGATGGCCGTCGCCAGAGACAATTCGAGGCCGCGGCTCCTGCTGTTGGTCTCCATCAGCGGTTGCCACTCCACGCGCGCGTCGTAGTGACCAGCCAGGAGTTTGATGCGGAGTTCTGACCAGTTGCCGGCGGACGTGTTCGTCCGTATCCGGATGCGCGCTTCCTGGAGGCCGACACGGTCGAGGTTGATTTCGCGTAGAGTGCCGAGGTTCAGGCTGACGCTGTCACGGTAGTTGAGAGAGAAAACCTGCTGCCAAGCTGGCGTGCCGAGCTGCGTGTTCCAGCAATAGACGCTCGGCATGGCGGATTGGCCCGTCTGGAACAGCAGCAGGAGAAGGCCATTGGTGACGATGCAGTCGCCGGTCCAGTTGTGCTGAGTGCCGTATACCTGAACCCAGTTCGCATGCGAGAAGCCGCCCGAGGTCGGGACCGGGTTGCTGGCGGTGTTGATCGTGTCGAAGACCCGGACCATGCCGGCGAACAGGCCAGCGATGGTGCCTGGGCGGATGAAGGGGACTGGATTCGGGGTCGAGTTCACCGAGATGGGCACGGTGCCCTCGCCGCCGGTCCGGCTGAGCTGAGTCGGAGCTTGGCCGGTGGAACCGAGCGGGAATGCCAGGAGTGCGGTGGCCGCTCCGGTGTAGGTACTGGCCAGGGCGCCGCCGGCGTACCATGTCGAGAGCGAGGAAGGAGTGGCGGGGGCAACCAACTGGGTGGTCATCCGGACCTTGACCAGCCCGCTCACCACGAAGTTCGCGTAGTCGGGCTGAACGTTCTCGATGATGTACCAGCTGTCGTGGGGAGTCGTGACGTTGTACTGGCCACTCTGTGCGGTTGCCGCCCACTGGATGAACACCGGCTGCATGTCCGGGTTCCCGGCGAGCTCCTCGAGCTGGCGTAGTAGGTAGCGAAGCGCGAGGTAGCTGCTGGCCCCCTGGCCGCCAGCACTCTGCCACTGCTGCGCCCAGAAGGTGACGTCTTGCTTCTCGACCGAACGCCCGCGCGGCCAGATGATGGTGCGCGAGCCCTCGATGAGCGCGTTGCCGATCACCTGGCCGAGCTGCGGAGCCGGGAATGGATGGCCGCCGCCAAAATCGAGATCTTGAATGACCACGATTAACCTAGGACATCCGTTATGATGTACGGATGGAATGTCCCGACTGCGGGGGGCCCATCCGAACGCCGGGCTCTAAACGATGCCGCCCCTGCAATGCTCGTCTCACCGGACGCCTTCGCAAGCTGACTGCGGTCAGTGCGGATGAGCGCTTCTGGGCGAAGGTGGACAGGAACGGCCCGGTGCCGACGCACCGTCCCGCGCTGGGGCAGTGTTGGGTGTGGACAGGCTTTGCAACCGAGGACGGCTATGGCCGGTTCACTCCTCAGCACGGAGACAGGAGCATCGGGGCGCACCGCTTCGCATGGCAGCTGTCGCGCGGGCCGATCCCGGAAGATGCATGGGTTCTCCACGACTGCGACACCCCTCCGTGCGTGAACCCCGCGCATCTGTTCCTTGGCGAGGCGGCCATCAACAATGCCGACATGCACGCCAAGGGCCGCCGCGGCAGGATCCTGGTGCCCACCGGAGACGACCACTACAGTCGCCGCGAGCCCTGGCGCTTGGCCCGCGGCGACAGACACGGTTCGCACCTTCACCCAGAACGGATGGAGCGCGGCACCGGACGGTATAACGCCAAGCTCACCGAGGAAGCTGTCGCGAATATCCTCAAGCGGTACACAGGGAAGCACGGCGAGCAGTCCGCTCTCGCCCGTGAATTCGGCGTCAGCGTGACCGTGATCAACCTGGTTGTCCGCGGCCTAGCTTGGCGCCACGTCTGATCACGTCGCGGTCAGCAGCCTGCTCAGGCGCGAGTCTACCGCCGCGGCGGTCGCGACCGGATCCGTGCAGCCGTAGAGGTTGAAGGTGATCTGGTAGCCGCCGGCGGGGGCGGCGGATGAGGCGCCCGCGCCGCTGCCCACGTTGACGCTCGCCGCCCCAGAGCCGCCGGTCATTCCACCCACCAGACCCCTCAGAGCACCGTGTGCGTAGCCAGCCCCCTGGGTGATCCCCAAGCCGATACCCTGCGCGATCGGCACGCCAACTTCAGCCGCCATGACCGCCGAGGGAGAGCTGATCCCAAGGGCCGCCTTGGCCCCGTCGAGCAGGCCGGAGGCGACGTTCTTGGCCTGCTGCACCGCCCATGAATCAAGGGCGAGCATCCCGTTGACGATGCCTCGGATGATGTCGCCGCCGAGATTCCAAACCTGGCCGGGGAGGGCGTTCCATTCACGCAGGAGCGCCACGGAGAATCGCACCGCAGCATCGAAGGCCTTTGCCTCCATGTCGGATGCCCACTGGTTCACACGCGGCAGGACTTGGCCGAGCCACACTCCGATCCGATAGGGCAACGTGACAAGTTGGACGGCGAGCATCGCGATGAACTGGAGCGCCATCCGGACGCCCTCGTCGATCATCTTGTTGGCCCACTCGAACGCCTTGACCGCCATCTGGACGGCCCAGGCGACGAACTGGTCGAACAGCTCGTTGAGCTTGATCGGCACGTAGGCCACGACGAAGGCAACCCAGTACAGGGGATGTCGCGCGAATTCGGCCCAGGCGCGGGATGCCAGCGCGCCGAGGCGCGAGAAGAACCCGCCGATGGCCGCTCCCGCCCCCGACAGGAAATTATGCACGGCCGTGCCGAGCGCGGAGAACGCAGCCCCGGCAGCCGTGGAGGCCGCCTTCCATGCGCCACCGAGGAAGGCGGCGATCTGGGACCAGTGGGTATACATCTCGTAGATTCCCACCGCGACCAAGGCCACGGCCGCGATGATGAGTAGTAGCGGCCAGGTCGCCGCGATGGTCGCCGCGGCCGCCGCCGCCATGCTGACTGTGTAGGCGCCGATCGCCACGACCAGCACGCTGCCCATGGCGATGGCAAGCGGGATGCTCACCTGCTGGTTCTTGCCCAGCCAGCCGACCAGCCCCTCGATCGCCCCCATCGCCTGGATGACGTACGGAATGAGCTTGGTTCCGAGCGTGATGGCGCCGGCCTCCAGTCCGTACTTCCACTTGTCGAGGTGCTGGTTCAGAGTCGCCTGGATCGACGCCCACCCGGCCACGTGGTTCCCGGCCTCGGTCGTCGCGCCGGACACGTTCTTGATGGCGTTGTTGGTGTAGCTGGCGTTCTCGCCGGTCAGCATCAGGGCCGTGCTCAGGGTGGTACTGTCGCCCGTGGCCGCCTTGAGTGCTGCGGTGTAGTTCTGGGCGATCTGGGCACCCGACTGCTGCGCCGAGCCGATTCCGTGGGTACTCGTCATCAGCGAGGCGAACTGGTGGGCCAGCCCAGCCTGCTCGACATTGAGGCCTTTCGCCGAGGACGTGAACTCCTTCAGGCTCATGCTCCCATCGATCACCGCAGCCCCGAGCTTCTGGACCGATGGCGGTAGCCCCTGGAGGGCAGTCTGCATCTGGAGAATTACCTGACCGCTCGGCCCCATGTCGGAGCGGATGCGGTCGGAGATCAACTGGAGCGTCCCGGCGAGTCCACGTGATCCGAGATTCGCCGAGAGGTCCCGGGCGTTGAGACCCAGCAACGCCAACTCCTTGTTCTGGGGCGCAGTTGTGGTCGTCAGGTGCTGGATGGTGTGGTCGAGGTCCTGCGTGGCCTGATCGGCCGACATGCCGTGCACGGTCATGCTGGCGACGTCGGCGATGATCTCGGTAAACGCGATGTGGGCGGCCGAAGCATCCGGCAGGACCGAGTGCAGGGAGCCGGTCATGCCCTGGAAGGTGGTCTTGCCCTGGCCGACCGCCGCGACCAGCTGGGAGGTCACCAGGGCCGCCGCCGAAGCCGGTTGGTGGTAGTCGATCATCGCCGATGTCACGGCATCCGTGACGACCTTGAGGTCGGCGCCCTCGGCCTTGGCGCCCTCGGCCGCCGCCCGTACGACATCAAGGCCGCCGCGAGCGAAGTTGTAGCCAGCCGAGGAGGCCACGTAGTAGGCGCCGGCGAGATCCATCGCCGAGTCGCCGACCTCGCCCGCCATCTGCAGCAGGCCGGTGCGAACCTGGCCGATGTTCGCCTGCTGCTCGCCGGCCGACGTCGCCAGGCGGTTGGTCGCCGCCTCGAAGTCGCCGGCCATCTTGATCGAGGCCGCGCCGATGACCCCCACCGCCGCCGCGGTCCCGAACAGGGCCACCTTGCCGACGCTGGCCAAACCGCTGAAGGCCGCCCCCATGCCGGTGGTCTCGGCCTTCGCCACGGCGCCGGCCTCGGCCAGGCCCGCCTTGAACTGGGTGGCGTTGAGGACGAGCGAGGCCACCAGTGGGGGCAGGTAGTCAGCCAAGTGGGCCTCCTGGTGCTACGCTCCCCGCCGGGAGGTGGCATGGGCAAGATCAGCAGGACGTTTGGGTGGCGGCCGGGCGCCAAGATCCGCGTCGAGTTCGATGGCGATTGGCTCGTCGTCCGGGGCACACTCGGCGCGCAGCAGGCGCGCGTGCCGATCGCGGATGTGGAGACGGCTACGGTCGATGTGACCGCCCTCGGCCAGGGTCCGTCGAACATGCGGCAGACGTTCGTCCAGCTCGTCGGCAAGGGCGTCGTGCTGGGACGGGCGGCCGTGAACACGATGGTCGGCCGAAGCGGAGCGGCAGATGAGGCCGCCGAGTGGATCCGCGAGGAGTTGGCCCGGAGACGGGCGGACTAGCCCATCAGCGCGGTCGCGATGTGCCTGCGCATGATCTCGGGGATGCGCGGCACGACCTGTCGGAACGCGGGCCCGAAGTACGGATAGCCCGGCGCGTCGAACACTCGGCCGAGTGAGTCCGCCCCCTTGAAACCTAGTTCAATGCGGCGCCCATAGATCACTGTAGGGCCGACCTTTGTCTGCCATCCGCCGATCCCCCACGGCGTGATCGGGTCGTGCGTGATGCTCCGCCGCAGCGTGCCAGTGACCACGTTCGGGCCAGGGCGCCCGCTCGCGTTCCGTTTGGCCACCTTCTCCAGTTCGCTGGCCACCTCCGCCAAGGCCGCGCGGGCCTCGATGGACGTGCGCTCGCCGACACGTCCCAGGGCTGCGGCGAACTCCTCGACGCCGGACCAGACGATGCTCATCCCTGCGCCTCCATCTCCCGGTAGTTGATCCGGACCTCGCGCATCCCGTCCGGGAGCGTCGCCGAGGTTTGGTCCGGGCCCCGTACCTTGTCCTGCTCGTGCTCGCCGACCACATCAGCGATGGCGAGTAGCCAGTCCAAGCGGAGGGCCGGCGCGTTGTCGATGTCGGAGAGGGTCAGGCCGAGGCGGAGGAGGGCGAAGGTGCGCCACTCGTCAGGGAGGTCGTCTGCGAGACCTCCACGGAGGGCGTTGCGGAGCCGTTGGAGCCCCCTCCAGGGGCTACCCGGTTTGGGTCTGCGGTCGTGTCGAGGTTCATCTTGCCCGCGAACGGTTCGACGGCCTTGCGAAGCGCGTCGATGGCATGCCCTGGTAGGTCGAGCAGGCCGTCGATCGTGACGTCCTGCGGGAACGACCAGGCCGCGACCAGGGCCACCGCCGTGTAGTCGCCTGCTTCGGTGAAGGCGTCCGCCTCGTCGTTGGTCATGTCGTACTGGAGCTGCAGCGACGCGGCCTGCTTCTCCGGCGTCGGCTTCCCGTCAGGACCATCGTTCATGCCCATCACCGCCCGGCCGCGCTCCAGGATCTCGGGGCGGATGCCGCGGGTGGCGCGGTGGATCGGCCGCCGCTGGCGCTCGGTGACCTCGGATGGGTCGCGGAGGACCGCGTGGTGGCCGCCGGGCAGGTCGATTCTCATGGGGTTGTCTCCGTGGCCGTGATGTTCTGCGCGGCCGCTAGCGGTATGTCCTTGAGCCCGACATACGCGCCGGCCGCCGTGCGCGCCTCGTGACGCCAGCAGACTGGCGCGCCCTTCTGCACCTGTTCGCCGAGCGCCGTCACGCCGTCGTCCTGGGCTGCGTACTTCGCCGCCTTCCCGCAGAGCGAACAGCGCGGTCCCGGCCATGCGGCGTCGCTATCGATTGCCATCAGATGTACGTCCCGGTGGCGATGTTGTTCCCCAGCTTCGCCGTCACTACGCCGAAGCCGCCCGACGCACCCACATCGGTGGAGTTGCCGACCGCCTCCCACTCGATGTCGTAGGCGACCCACTGCTTGCCGCGGTTCGGCTTCGCCTTCAGGTAGGCGCAGTTGGTCATGTGGAAGATGACCTGCTGCGACGTCGCGCCGGAGCCCTGGCTGAAGTTCAGGTCGAGCGATGGCTGCGTGTTGGTCAGCATCCGCGTCAGCTCAGTGTCGTCGGTGACGATCGCCACCAGCTTGCCCTTGCAGGTGATCTCGCCCAGCCACACGTTGGCGTACTGCTGTGTGCCGGTCAGCGCCGGGATCAGCTCCATCGTCCGGGTGATCGTCAGGTCGCCGTCGGCGATCGTCGAGATGACCGTGCCGCCGATGGTCACGATGCCGGTCCAGGACGGCGTCGGGTTGACTGTCGTGAAGGACTGCGAAGGCTTGGCAACCTGGACGGAGGGAACCAGGCCGGTGCCCTTGCTGGTGTGCTCCAGTAGCCCCTCGGCGGTGAACTTGACGGCCACCTCGTGCCACTGGTGCCCGGCATACTGCCGAGCAGGCGAACCTGCCGAGGAGTTGTAGAAGTCGGTCAGCGTGTGACTGGTCACCTGACCGCCACCGGACGTGCCGTTGTTGACGTTGATGACGTGCCAGTCCGGAGGGCCGATGACGAGGGTCAGGCCGCTGGCGCTGGCCGTGGCAGCCGCGGAGATGACCACCGTGGTGCCGTTCGTCACGCTCTGGATCACCGCGCCGGTCGGGATCGAGCCGCCGCTGATCTGCTTGCCCACGTCCCCGGCCACGAACGAGGCGGTGGCACTCGTCACGGTCGTGGTCGAGTTGGTCACGCCGTCGTTGACCGTCCGGCTGGTGGTCGTGGTGATGTCGCCCAGGATGCCGGCGAGCGGCCAACCGAAGGTGTCGGCGAAGACCGGACCCCCGATCTCGAACGCCGTGTTCTTGTAGCCCTGCACCTCGCCGTAAACCTTCGGGAAGGCACCCTTGAAGACCTCGACGGGCAGGTACTTGACCACGTCCTCGGGGTTGATGGTCTTGACGGGGAGGAACGCGGTCGGCGCCACCCCCGTGCCTTTTGAGGACTCCTTGGCGATGCCGAGGTATGAGAGTTGGGTGGACGCGGGCATCGCTTACTCCTTAGCGGGGCTCGCCGGGATGGCGGCGGCGGTCTTCTTGCTCTTCTCGGGCAGCAGCTCGAGCCGGGCGTGCTCGACCGGCTCCTCGGTCTCGACCACGTCGCCGGGGTACAAGCGACGTGCGATCGGCGGGACGGGGAAGTCCTCTTCGGTGGTCCCGGTGAAGCGGTAGCGGGGCATGGCGTAAGCTCCCGGACGGTGAATGACGTGCTCGTCGCGTTGGCGGTCGCTGTGCCCGTGGGAGCCTGTGCGGATTACTCCTGTTGGGCCTGCTCTGGCTCGACGAGAGGCACAGCTAGAGCGGCGGCTACGAGTCGGCGTACGTGACGCTGTAGAGCTGGCGGATGCGGAGCGTGAATTCCCAGCCGATGTACTCGACCGCCTCGTGCACCATCCGGCCGGTGTGGCCGTGGATGATGAAGGCGTCGATATTGATGAGCCCGCCCAGTTGCATGTGCTGGCGGAACAGCGCGGGGATCGAGTCGCGGAACGGCACCATGGCTGCGTACTGCGTAGGGAGGTCGTTGCGCCAGAGAAGGACCCAGATCGTGATGTCGTCCTGGTTGTCCTCGTTGCCCTGCATGAGCTGGCCAGCGTGCGCGGGCCCCATGGCATCGAAGCTAGACGGGTAGAGGAGCGCAACGGGCGGATCTGGAAGGGTCTCCGGCGGGATCGAGTAGCAACCGGCAATGCCGGCCACGCCCGTGTTGTCGCCGACCTGGAGGCCGCTGTAGAAGTGCGGGCTGCCGATCGGATTCGGCTGCGTCCCACCAATCAGCAAGCCGACCTTGTCGAGGATCGAGAGCAGGGTCGGGATCGGCACCTACCGCACCACGCGGCGCCGCCGTCGGTGGCGACCCTTGAGCTTCGCCGCGATCTTGGCCCGGGTCGCCGCGCTCAGCTTGTGGTGCTTCATCGCCTTCAGTCGGGCGATCAGCTTCGCGTGCGCCGCCGCGGACATCCGGCGGTGGAGGTGCAGCGCCCCCCGCTTCGCCGCCAGCGCCTTCATGCGGGCGCTCAGTCGGGCTCGGGCGAGCGCTGACAGCTTCCGGCGCAGGCCCTTCCGCCGGGCGGAAAGCGCCTTCATGCGGTCTGAGAGCTTGGCGCGGGCCGCCGCCGAGAGCGGCTTGTGCTTCTGCGCCTTCATCCGCGCGCTGAGCTTCGCCCTGGCCGTCGCGGACATCGGGTGGTGGACGATGTGGCCCTTGCGCCGCATCAGAACGCCCACTGCTTGTAGTCGTGCGCGAGCACGGTGGCCTCGTCCATCGCATTGAGCTTCAGGAACTCGTGCACGATCCCGGTGTTCGTGTCGCCGAGGGACTCCGCCCAGCCCGCCGCGCGTGCGCGCCACATCTTGACGGCCCAGCGGACCGTGAAGTCCTTGATCGGGTCTGGCACGACCGGCCAGCCCCAGTTCGCTGTCACGCTCGCGGTCAGGTAGCCGGGGATACTGGAGGGCAGGAACTGCGTCTGGGAGATCGGGATGTGGGCGATGTCGATCGCCTCCCACGGCCGTAGCTGCGTCGGGTCGGCGGACGAGTCGGCATTCCGCGGATTGCGCGGGTACAGGAAGTAGTTCGAGGGCGGCGCAATGCCGTTCCCCGAGAGCACGGTGACCCACTGGGCGAGCGGCTGGTTCTCGAAGTAGGCCAACTTGACCTGGATGGTCGTCGCCGAGGTCCCGGCCACGTGACCGAACGCGGTCGCCGTGACGGGACAGGTGAACGGGCCCGGGGGGGTGCCGGTCACGGCCCCGTTGATAGTCACCGTCTCCTGGGTGCCGGCCACGTCGAGGATGAGCACATCTCCCTGGACCGGGGCAGGACCACGAAGCAGCGTGAACGTCAGCGACGTGGCGCCGACGCTGACGGCACCGATGGTCCCGATCTTGCCGTAGAAGCGGTGCTGGCCGGTCTCGACGCTGGCCTCGCCGGAGCTGTCGAAGTACTTGGTCGAGACGCCGTCGGAGTAGAAGTACTGGCCCATCTGGTTGTCCACCCAGCGGCTCACCGAACTCAGGAGGAAGGTCGCGATCTCCTGGTTGACGGGCTGGTTCACGTCCTTCATGTAGAGCGCGAAGTCAGCCATCGTGCCATAGGCGGTGGAGGCCATGGGTCAGCTCCCGACTTTCTGGTGCTCGCCCTGACGACGATAGCGCGCCCTGCGCTCGGCCTGCCCCACTTTGCTGCACGGCCGGCATCGACATCCGTAGTTGCGGTAGCCGTTCAGGCTACCGTGGACATGCTCGGGCACGTAGCCCCCATCTCGCAGGGCTTTGCGGTACTCGCGCATCGCCGCCGCCTTCGCGGCACGGCAACAGATAAGGCGGCAGCCGTGGTTGTTGTAGCCCCCGAGGGTCGCATGCCAGGACTCAGTCACAGCGCCACCGCCATTCGCTGACGCAGCACTTCGATGCGGCAGGACGCCCGCAGCAGTCGGTCAGGCGTGCCGAGGTCGGCCCAGTAAACCGACGGTGGCAGGACGCGGTACTCCAGCTCGCCGCGCTCCAGATACCAGCGGATGACGTCGGCGATCTCCAATTCCCCCCGGGCACTCGGGCGCAGCGCGCGCGCCACCTCGCCGACGCGCCCGTCGAACACGTAGAGGCCGGTCACCGCCAGATCCGAGCGAGGGTCGGCGGGCTTCTCCTCGATGGCAACCGGGCGACGGTCCGCGTCCACCTCGAGGACGGCCAGCGAGCCGATGTCGTGGCGCGGGACCGAGGTCACGAAGATCCGCGCGCCGCCGACGAACGGTTCGCGCAGAAGCGTGTTCATGCCGTCGCCCAGGAACAGATTGTCGCCCAGGATCAGCGCGACTGGGTCTGTCGGTTGCGGATGCCCCTGGGAGTCGAAGTCGATGACCAGCGCCTCGGCAATGCCCCCTCGCGGATTCTTCTGCGTCAGAAAGGCGAGGCTCACGGACTCGTCGGCCAGTAGTTGACAGAACGTGCCCTGATCTTCCGGCCGAGTGATGACGTCCACTTGGGTGACGTCCATGGCCTGCAACGTCTCGAGCGGATAGGAGATCATCGGGCGGTCATAGACGGGGAGCAGGTGCTTGTTGACTACCCTCGTTAGGGCACCCATTCGCGAGCCGAGGCCACCAGCCAACACGATGCCGCGCATCAAATCGTCCGCTCTCCGTTGACCGGCGCCGCCAATCGGTGCGGGGCCAGTCGCACGACTGCGAGTGTATCCACGATCTCATCCGGCGCACTCAGTTCATCGACAGCTCGCGTGACCCCGAAGTCCCCTGCAGTGAAGCCGCCCCAGTCGCCATCGCGGAAGCCTGGCTGCGCCTCCCGGTCGTAGTCATGGAGAGCCATGACTCCACCCGGCGCCAGCAGCGGAAGCGCAAGTTCGATGTCCTGACGCACCGCCTCGTAGGAGTGGCAGCCGTCGACGAAGACGAGGTCGAAGCCGGGCTTCAGCGTGGGCAGTACATCCTCGAAGCGACCCACATGAACGATGACTCGATCCTCCACGCCATGGCTTCGCAGGTTGGTTCGGAACTGCGCGAGACTGTCGCCGTCCCCGGCCACGAGATCGCCTCGGTGCCAATCGACCGAATGGAACTCCGCGGCGACCCGCGCAAGGACGACAGTAGAGAACCCCAGGTGCGCCCCCATCTCCAGGACACGCTTGCCCTCGGCGAATCGCGCCAGTTTCCTGGCCTCGGCTTCGGTCATCGCGGTCGGGATGTCGTCCGGCAGCGGCGGGGCGGTGACGCAGTCGTGTGCAGGCCGGCCCCGATGAAGGTGTCTCACCCTGCCGTGGATGTGCTGGGTTGCGCCGCGTTCCAGCAGGTACTGCTTGAGCCAGCCGTCCACCCGGCACCAGTGCCTCGCCGGGTGCTGGTCGTCCGACCACTTCGCCGTGTCTGTCATCGCGTCAGGGAAGCGGGCGATGAGGTCCCGCGAGAACTTGGCGCAGCCCATCCCTGCGTACTCCCCGAAGGGCGGGTACTCGTAGGCAAAGGCGCACCACGGTTCGGGGCAGGCGGCGAGTTCGCGCAGCGCGCCCTCGTGCGGCACGATGTCCTGCTCCAGCGTGATGAACGACTCGCCCGCGACCCAGCGGGCGGCCATGGCGGCGTGGAGGGAGTGGTCGCCCAGCATCTCCGTGCGTACCACCGGCAGCCCGGACTCGGCGGCGGCGACCTCCGTCTCCGGGCGAAGGCTGCCCTCGACGTAGGTCAGCACGACGGGAACGGATGCGGCCGCGTCGCCCAGCGCCTTGACGATGGCCATCGCGTGCTCGGTTGTCGCCAGGTAGGAGTGCTGGTCCGACTGCCAGTCCCCGATGTGCTTGGCGACCATTGAGGAGTCCACGTAGACCGGGTAGCCCTGGCGGCCAGCCTCGACGCAGAACCAGACGTCGTGCCCGATCGGTCCCATGTGGTCGTAGTCGAAGCGGAACCAGGGGTGCGAAGGCGTCCACGGCCAGCGCTCGAACACACTGCGATGGATCGCAGTCGCGCCCATGCCGACGGTGTCCACGCGGTGCAGGCCAGCGCGGCCGCCGCGCTCGGGCAGCATCGTGCAGACCTCGTCGTATGTGAGACGGTGAAGACGCCCCTTGCGCCAGTAGCCGGGGATCGGCGCCTGGTTGTCCTTGGCGCGACCGAAGTACAGGCAGCCGTAGATCGGCACCTCCTCCGGTTCGAGCCTCCCGATGCGATCCAGCAGCCCCGGGGGCATCCGCATGTCCTGCTCGATGACGAAGGCGTAGTCCCACGTCGGGTCGCCCAGCGCGGCCTTGACCATGTCGTTCATGGCCAGGTCGACGGGGGCCATCTCGGTGACGGTGACGGTGGCGTACGCCTGGCCGGCCCGTTGGTTGTAGCGCGCGATCTGCTGCTGGAACTCCAGCCAGTGGATCAGGAACTTCGCGCTGACGACCCCGTAGAGCGGCAGGACGATCTTGATCCGGTTCACTGCACCCGCCAGCCGTCTGCCGTGCGCGAGAGGGTCAGTCGGATGTCGCCGCGCAGCGCGGGAGGCTGGGGCTCCAGGCCCAGGATATGCGTGATCGGCCGCAGGGCGGCTACGGTCAGCTCGTGCTGATCGCCGACCTTCATGGAACCGACGTGCCGAAGAAACTCGATCTGCGCCTCGGCCGCCTCGATCGCCTGCGCGATCTCGGCCGGCAGCTTGTCGGCCGCGGCTGTGATGTGAGACATGGGGACTCCTGTGCTCGGGCGTTGCGCGGGGCCCGGGCGCGAGGAGGGCCGAAGCCCTCCCCGGACGCCCGAGCAGGACGTGCTACTGGACGGTGTTGTCGACGCTGTCCTGAAGTCCGCTGAAGACCCAGACTGCCGACGTGTCCGCCGTGGTCGACGCGGCCGCCGACAGGGCGATGCGGTAGTACTGGAACTGGAGCTGCGCGAAGTGCAGCACCTGCATCCCGGCCACCGTGGTGTTGACGATGGTGCCCTTGTCGGCCGTCACCGTATTGGTGAACGAAGCCGACGTGGTCAGGTTCGACCCCTGGATGGTGTTGGTCACCGTCCCGGCCACGGGGTTGGCGCCGTCGCCAGCGGCCAGGATGACGAGCGTGAGGTCGGTCGCGGTGCCCTTGTTCTGGGCCGCGCCCTGGATGGTCGTGTTCGACGTCAGCCGAAGCTGGGTGTCGTTGAGGATCTTCTGGTTGGGGATCACGTTGCTCTCTCCTCCTCAGCAGTTCGTGACCACGTAGAACGCCTCGGGGTGGGCCAGGCCCACGTCGTAGCGCGAGATTCCGCGCACCCACGTCTGGTCGTTCTGGAAGGCCGTGCCGGCGACGTTGGAAGACACGATCTCGATGTCCTGGCGCTCCATCAGCACGACGTGCTGCCAGTCGCCGAAGAACACGTCGCGGGAGCCCTCGGTGCCGGCCAGGATGTTGGTCAGCACGAAGTTGGGGAGCCCCAGCAGGCCGTCCAGCATCGTCGAGCCGTCGAGCCGGTTGGTCCCCCGCATCGCGTTGATGCCCCAGTCGTACAGCGGCCGACCGTTGCTGTCCTTCATGGCCAGCACCTGGGGCTTGAGTGCCACCGGGCCGACGATGCCCGTGCACTGCGCCTGCGCAAGCGGGACGTTCGTTGAGCCGTTCAGGTTCTCGACGTTGTAGATCGCGTTCAGGAAGTCCTGGTACGTCGGCGACGTACCGGCGTGGCCGCCGGCAGAGGCGAACGCCGCGATCGAGGTCGTGCCCGACGGCGTGATCGAGGTCGAGCACACGTTGGTCGAGTTGAGGATGCCCACCGGGGCGCCGCCCTGGCCGTTGCCGATCAGGATCTGCTTGTCCCGATCGATGGCCATGTAGCGCGTCGCGTTGTTCCGCAGCACACCCTCGGCCGCCGGGTTCGAGTCCCGGATCAGCTCGTTGCTGATCTGGACCAGGAACGTCTGCTTCCGGGCAGTGAACGAGAGCTGCGCGAGCTGGGCCTGGCTGGCGACCAGCGCGGCGTTCTCGGCCGCGTAGAACACCGCGACGTTGGACGTCAGCTTGGGCATGCGCTCGATGCGCGTGCCCATGTTCATACGGCTGATCGGCAGCTTGCTCAGCGCGAGCTGCGGGTAGAGCTGGTCGATGAAGTTGGAGGACCACTCCTCGGGGGCGAGGAAGCCGCCGTCCTGGCCCGAGACCATGTCGCCCATGGCCTTGTTGGACAGCGCGAGCTGCTCGCACGCGTAGTAGTACTGCGACTCCCACGGCGCCCACCGCTTGAAGGCCGTGCCGCCCTCCAGCGTGTGCTGGGCGCGCTCGGTCGCGCAGGCCCACCGGGTGACGCTGAAGTTGTCGATGTCGCCGCGCGGGAACAGGTTGATGTTGAACCCGCCCTCGATCGCGGACTTGAACGCCTCTGTGCGCTCGTCGCCGGAGAAGCCCGCGAGGTTGCCGCCCGGGGGCAGGAACCCGCCTGCCTTCGGGCGGAGGATGTCACCGGTGACGCGGTTGACCGTCGGCGGCTGGTACGCCTTGAACCGGACGAAGTCGATCTCGACGTTGCCGTTCTTGTCCACCGGCGCCGGCGTGGTGGCGGCGGTGCGCTGGAACCCAGGCCGGGTGCTGGGGTCGGTCGTGCTCTCGATCTCCCTGCGGACCTGCGCCTTGACGTGCGCGATGTGCGCTTCGGCGGCCTTGCGGTCCTCCGGGGAGAGGTTGTCGAGGTAGCCGACCTGCACCTCGGGCTCGGTCGCATTGCCCATGGTGGGTCTCCTGTCGTGACGTGCCGGCCTGGCCGGCGGGCTACTGCTGCTGACGCCAGGGGCTCGTGAATCGGTCCGTCCATTCGGCGGGCGGCCCGTCCAGTGCCTCTGGGTCCACGGGCGTGCGCTTGGGCTCGTGCTCTCCGCGCAAGTCGTTCTGGAGCCACAAGTGCAGCCCCAGCGAGTGACCGGCGAAGCCGTCCACGAAGCGCCCTTCCCAGTCGAGGCCGTCACCTTCGCCCTGTGCAGGATTGGGGTGGTGAGATGACGTCGGCGGGGCCTCGGAGATTGCCGTGATTGCCGCCTTCAGCCAGGCGGGGAGGCGTCCCTCGACGGCGGCCTGCTCGATGAGCGCCGCCGCCTTCTCGGCCTCGGTCTTGGAGCTCAGCGCCTCCCTCCCGGCGGCGAAGAGGTCCCAGATCGAGTACATGCCCATATCGCCGTACTCGTTCGCCTCGCCAGCCGCCCACGAGATGGCGTCCTGGGCGAGGCAGCAGAGCCGGATGATGTCCTGATACTCGGTGTAGCCGCCCTCGCCGATCTCCTGGGCGATGAGCGTGTTGATGCCGTCCAGCACCTGCAGCAGCGGGCCGTTGTGCTGAGCCTCGTCGCCGGTCATGTACGGCACCCCGGGCGGGTCGCCGGGCAGTCCGCCGCCTGCCTTGGCCGCTTTCGCGGCTCCGTGGCAGCAGGCGTCGCAGCAGCCGGGGCAGTCCTGGCCCTTGCAGTCGTCGCAGCACATCGCCGCCTTCGGCTCTGCGGTGTCCGGCTCCCCTGCGGGTGCGTGGCCGTGCTGATGGGGGACCTTCTCGGCGGGCCCGTCGTGAGCTGCGACGTCCGGGCCGTGGGCGCGCGCGCGCGTGTGCGCGGTGCCGTCGGGGTGGACGTGATAGTGGCTGTGGCCTGCCTTCTGCCCAGCCTGCGCGACAGCCTTCCCGTCGTCGTCGCCGATGCCCTCGGCCTTGGCGTGCTTCTCCAGGTGGGGTAGGGCCTTGTCGCCGAACTCCGCAGCCTCCTGCGCCGCGCGAGAGAGCGCGTTGCGGAGGTGGGGGAGGTCGACGCCGCCGTCCTCGCCGTGGTGCGGGAAGTGTCGGAGCGACCGCGGTGTCGTCCGGCCGTCGTCGTCCTTCTTCCCGCCCGGCTCGATGTAGGCGAACGCCGAGTCGGGGAGCTTGTTGATGAAGGCCGTCGACCACTCGGCCTTGAACGCCTCCACCATGGCCCGAGCCCGTGCCAGCCGGTCCGCGGTGCGCTCCTTGCGGCCCTCGGCCGGAGTGGCCTTCACCGAGGCCGTCATGGTGCCCGGGGACGCGCCCATGAGCACGTTCGAGACCTCCGGCCACTCGGCGACCTTGCCGATGTGACGGACACCTTTGGAGTCGTAGCGGATGGTGGACTCGTCGGGCAGGAAGCCGACCGACCACTGGCGGATGGCGCCGAACTTGACGTCGGAGAACGCCTCCCGGCCGCGTTGGGTCTCCAGGTTGTACTGCGCCCGGATCTTGACCGACCCGGCGCCCATCTCACGGATCTCGTCGGGGATCTCGGGCGAGCCGGGCGCGTACTCCTGGGCGCTGAGGACCTTGCCCGTGGTGATGTTCCAGTCATGGCCCCAGACGGTCGAGGGGTGCGCGACCTTCCCGTCGGTCGCCGCCTTGCAGACGTCTGCCCAGCAGCCGGGCTCCATGATGTCCCGCTGGGCGTCCACCACGGCCGTGCTGTTTACCCATCCCTCCACGATGCCCTGGTCGGCATCGAGCACCTTGGTCGTGCCGGGCAGCACCGCGAAGCTCTTGCGGATCATGACGACTCCTCGGATTGGTGAAGGTGCTCGACCATGCCGGCCGGGTGCCAGTGAACGGGTCCGCTCCGGCGCGCCACCCAGAGCGCGACGGCCATGTCGAGGCGGGCGTAGTGCCGGCCGGTGATGGACTGGCCACCGAGCACGCCCATGAACGTCCCCCCCACGTGGTTCATCAGGTCCGGCCAGCGGGCCATGAGGTCGCCCGCGAACTTGGCGCAGGAGAGCGTCGGGAAGCCGGCGTACGTCCCGCTCTGCATCGACACCGGGTAGGCGCACCAGCGCTCGGGGCAGTCGATGAGCGCTGGCAGCGCGCCCGGTGCCGGGACCTTGTCCTGCTCGACGACCGCGAAGCCCTCGCCCGCTGCCCAGCACTCAGCCAGGAGCTGCCAGGCGTCCTCGACGTCGGACGAGACGTCCACATAGCGGGCTTCGATGCCGTCCCGCTCGAGCGCCGCCACCGTGGCCGGGTGGAGGTGGACGTAGGGGACGACGACCTTCACGCCACCCACCAACGGCCGTCGAAGTACCTGATGGGGTCGAGGCAGCGTGCGCAGATGCAGCCCCACATGGGATCGTGTCCACGCAGCCAGCAGACGAGGCTGGCCGCGACGCTCAGGACAACCGATCCGGGACGATCGAGCACCGGCAGCGAGGGTGCGCCGGCGGCGCCTTGTCGCCGCTCGGGAAGCTTTGGTCGACCGGGATGACGCCTGCCGCCGCGTTCTCGGCACAGATCGGACAGGGCTGCCACACCATCCACGACTTCGCCGGGATGCCGTTCTCCAGGTAGGTGGACAGGCTGGACGCCGACATCGCCCGGTTGAGCTCGGTGTGGGCGATGGCCTCGGCGCGGCTGCCGTCGAAGAACTCCTCCAGCGAGTCCGCGATGGTGGCCACCGAGTCGCCGTTGGCGGCGCCGGTCGCCAGGCGGGACGCGATCTCCTCCAGCGTCGTGTCGTTGACGCCCTGGATGGTGATATCGACGTCCTGGAGCAGCTCCTTCAGCCCCAGGGCCTCCTCGGCGGCCAGCTCGCTGCCAGGCTGCCAGGCGGACCAGTCGATACCGCTGTCCGGCGGCGGGAAGTCAAACCCCTTCGCGTCTGCGGCCCGCTGCGCGGCCGCGCGTCCCAGCGTCCAGCCGTCGCGGTAGACGCCGTGCAGGACGTCGACCAGGGCGGCGAAGCTGAGCCCGAGGCTCTGCAGCCAGCTCAGCGCCGACTGGACCAGGTCCGGCATCGGCCGGGCCGCGGCCTTCGAGCTCATCTGCCGCATCAGCCAGTCGCTCGCGACGACCTGAGCGTCCAGTCCCTGATGGAGCGCCGCCCTCACCCGGTCGGCGTAGTGATCCTCCGCTCGCGTGATCGGCTCGTGTAGGTACCGGCTGGCGACGGGCGGCGGCTCACCGGCCGCCTTGACGAAAGGGGGCGGCTGGCCCTTCGCTCGCGGCGGGCCGACCTTCGCGAGCACGGCCGCTCGCACCTCCGGCCACGTGGTGAACGGGATCGCTTTGTCGTCGAAGCGGACGTCGTAGTCATCCTTCGAGACCACCCGGTCGTACGGGATGTCGTACGTCAGCAGGTACTGGACGATGCCGGCCAGGCGGTCTGGGCCGCCGCCGTCCACGTCGAGTGCCGGATTCCAGCCGGCGCACGAGAACTGGATCTGGTAGCCAGCCTCGTAGAGCCCGCGGACGATGGCGACCGCCTGCGGGTCCGGTGCCTGAGGGACACGGCCGGTGCCCCACGCCGGGTCCAGCGTCCGATGGACATCGATGTCCACCATCGGCGTCGAGAAGCCGCGCGGCCGGTCGGCCGGGACGCTCGACAGCTTGGGCCAGGTCTCGCGCCGCTCGCCGACCGGGGCCAGATCCTTCCGGCGCGCGTACTGTCCATCCTCATCGAGTTCGTGGGTCGCGCCGAGCTGCAGCTCCGCGACCGCCGCGATAGAGCCCCAGTCGGGATCCTTCGGCACATTGATGCCGCGGTCGTCCACCCGGACATCGGCGTGGGAATTCGAACAGACATAGGAGACCGGAAGCCCGTACCTTGCGCACCAGTCCTCGATCTGTGACTTCCGGACCTTGCAGATGTCCGGGTCCGTCTCGTCGAGGCTGGCCGTGGAGATGTGCACGCAGCACCCTCGCGCCGCCATCAGGTTCAGGAACTGACGCACCCCGGGGAACGGCGGCGAGACGAGCGGGAAGCCAGCGTCGAGCGTCAGCGTGTGGTGCAGGTCGAAGCTGAGCACGGGCTTCTGGTTCTGCCCGTAGTCGTGCATGTGCTTGGGGTCGCGCGGCTCCGTCTCCGGGCTGTACGCCTTGGCCGCGATCTCATCCGCCCGCCGGTCGATGGCGTCCTGGTACAGCGCGACCACGGCAGAGGTGCCGCCGGACACGGCCGCCTTCAGCGCCTGCTGCGTCTCCCGCTCGACGTGATCCGCAACCTCTTCGCCGACCAGCTCCTCGAGTCGTCCGCGGTAGACGCCCCGGCTGTAGAGGTCGGACGGGAGCTCACCCTTGGCCTGGCGCATCGTGCGGAGCACGTCGGTCTTCTGGTCTTGGAAGTAGCGCCGAAGTGCTCGCCGCTTCCGCTCCGAGTCCGAGGCCCGCTGCTGCTGCGCCTGGAGTTCGCGGCCGAATGCGTCCACCGCAGCCTTGCCGACAGCCTTCTCGATCTCCCCTCGGATGTCGGCCACGATCTCGGCGCGTAGTGCATCCGGGTCGACAGCCTTCTGCGGGTCGGCCGCAGGCTTCGGGGCCGGCGCGGGCGGTGCAGCAGGCGGCTGGCTACCAGGTCCGGGCGGCAGCGCACCCGGCGGGGCGCCGGGAGGAAGCTGCGGCGGCTCGGGTGGCTTGTTCAGCCGCTCGGCGACCGCGTCGGCGTTCGTGCCGGCGTTCTCGGCCCCCGGGACGCTCTCGACGAACTCGGGGTTCTGGCCACGCATCGCCCAGACATCCATGACCGTCTGGACGCTCAGCTGGTCGACGGGGACGTACTGGAACTGCTCGAGGAACGTGTCGCCCATCGGGACGTCGCCCGTGTACGGCGACGGGTCCAGGCCCAAGTCGGCGAGCACCTTGGCGTAGAGGACTCGGGCCTGGTTCGGAGTGAGCTGGCGATAGCGAACCTGCTGGTCGACCTGGGCGAGGAGCTTCATCGCCCGCTCCCAGATCAGCGCGAGGTCTTCGCCAAGCCCCTCGATCTCGTCGTAGTCGAACCCGAACGCGATGCGCGACTCGCGGGTGCCGGGCCAGAAGCGCCACAGGAACTGGAGGTCCAGGAAGCGCGCCAGTTCGTCGCACTCCGGGATCATCGTGTCGTGCCAGAGGATCAGCTTGGCGGTCTTGACGTTGTCGTACGTCATCCGCTCGAGGTTGTTGAGGTACACGAGCGGTACCCCGAACGCCGCTGACACCTCCTCCTGCACCATCCGCATCTGCTGGACCCACTGCGCATCCTCGTGTGAGGTCGTCAGCAAGTGGGCGGTCGCCCCTTCGCCGAGGATGAGCGGGGCCCGGTTGTTGGCTCCGGAGAGCATTCGCCGGATGGCCCGCCGGATGCGGTTGATGTTGTCCTCGGTGTTCGACCACGACCCGCTCAGGATCCAGTCCGGCCGCATCGAGTTCAGGAAGAACGCGATGTTGTTGGCCTGGCTGTAGGCGCGCAGATTGAGCGCGTCCTTCAGAACCTTGATCTTGCTGAGGCCGAGCAGCGGGTCGGACGGGCTGACCGTCGCGTAGTAGGCCAACTCCTCGGCCGGGATGGTCTGGCCGTTGTGCATCCGGATACCGCCCAGCGTCCGCATGGGCTTCGACTCGTCCGGGAGCGGCGTGTACGTGGTCGGGAGCTGCCAGTAGATTTCGGTCGGCTGCTTGGATCGACTGAACGCGAACCGCCAGGCGTTGCGGCCGTGGAAGTCGAGTGACCAGAGCGTGTAGCTCATCAGCGCCGGGATGCCGGCCACGTACCCATATGGGTTGGTCTGGTCCAGCACGGCGAGCGCGTCGTGGTCGATCGCCTTGCGGTTGCCCTGAGCGTCGGTCTGCCAGACCTTCAGCGGGACCTGGCGGACGGCCTTCAGGCGGGTCTGCTCGGCCGTGAACGCGTAGCTCTCGGCGGAGTAGGCGCGGTTGAAGTCGTCGGGCTGGTCGTTGTACTCCTGGACGCCGGCACCGCCCGAGCCCGAGCCGATGCCCATGAAGTCGCGCCAGCCCTGGCCCCAGATGTCCTTCAGGGTCGGCGGCTGTCCCGTGAAGGCCCTCACGGCGGCGACCGCGCGAGAGCGCAGGGTGGGACGGGCTATCGCCATGGGCGGCTCCGTGTGGGGGCGCCGCATACTGAGCGCCATGGACTGGTCGTTCTGGGTGCTCGTCGCGCTCGGCGAGGCTGGCCCGCTGTGGCTGAGGGCGCTCGTTATCTACGGGCTACCGGTCGGGCTGGTCCTGTACGCGTGGGCGCGCTGGGCCCGGCGCCTCGGCCCACCGACCTACCCCCGCAAGCACTAGCCCGACGACCTCCCGCGCCACCATCACCGCCAGCATCCCGCGCCAGCCCGCCACGAGGTAGCCGGCGGCCAGGACCGCGGCGCGGTGCCAGAGCCAGTCGAGGAGGGGGGTCAGGCGCTCCAGATGACTTCGCCGTCTTCCGTGCTGATCCGCACCGTCGGATTCGACTCGCGGGGCATGAACGCCGGATCGCAGACAGGGCCAGCGTCGACACCGCTCCACGCGGACGGCAGTGGCGACTTCCAGTCTTCGTCGGCTGGCCCCACCTTGACCTCGTACTTGTCGAGGACCGAGAAGTACTTCGCCAACTCGGTCGGCAGGGTCTTGCGCCGGCGCCATCGGCCCCGGCGGTCCGCCCTCCAGACCTCCAGATGGTCCTCGTACTCCAGCACCTTGACCTCGTGCTCGGCCGTGACGAAGTACGAGAAGCTCGGGAAGCGTCTGGTGAACGTGATCCGGTCGCCGTCGTACATCAGCGCCATCGCGCCAACCCTACCCCGGCGGCTGCCGTCGCTGCGAAAACATGGCACCCAGCGCGCGCACGAACGCGCCGCCGAGGGCTGCTCCGGCCGCCCAGCAGAAGCCGGCGCCGAACACCATCAGCAACCACTGCCACCAGTCGAGCGTCACGGTCAGGCCGAAGCTCACCGCTCCCTCCTCACTCGTCGTCGAACGACGCCCAGAACCCCGTCGGGTCCTCGTCCGCGCCCTCCACCGTGGCCACCAGCAGGGCGCCGCGGCCCTGGCTCAGCCACTGTTCCCGGGCCAGGGCGAGGCCGCACACCGCGTCGTCGTACATCCCCTCTGGCGCCGCGTACTGCACGCCGGTCACCCGACCGTTCAGCGTCCGAACCACATACTCGAAGGCCATCAACTCGTTGGTGAGCTGACCCTCGGGGAACGCGATCTCCCGCTGGTGGATGGCGAGCGCCAAGCCCTCCATGAGCTGCTGCTTGCTCGTCTGGTTGAAGTGGAAGCCGGCGAAGTTGCCGCCGCCGTTGGCCTGGAGCTGCTCGAGCACGGGGTCGCCGACGCCGGTGGAATCCACGAGCGCCGGTACGCCGCGCGTGATATGCCGGATGTCGGCGACTGTCGCTCGCCACGTGGCCTGCCACCGCTCGAAGCGGCAGACGCGGCACTGCGCGTCGAGCGCCACCCCCACCGTCCAGTCGTGGTGCTTGGCGAGGTCCCATCCCCACGCGACCGGGTCAGCCGTCGAGATCGGCTCGATGCAGTCGCGGATGGCCTGGAGGCCGAACGGGTTCCCCTCGTCGTCGCTCGGCTCGGCGAGGTACAGCTCGCGGAAGACGTGCTCGGGGAGCTGGCGCCGGGCGTCTTCGATCTCGTCGAGAGTGACGACGTTGGCCGTCTCGGGGATGAGGCCCGCAGCCTTCATCTCGGCGAGGCCGTCAGCCGCGTCGTAGGCGGTGATCTTGTAGTGGCGCATGCCCGGCATGCCCTGCTCGGCCTGGCGCGCCATCTTGTAGGCCCAGTTCCGCCGGCCCTTGACGTTGCCGATGATCCGGACCGGGCCCTGGGTCGCCGTCAGGGTTGACCTCAGCGCGTGCCACGCCTCCTCGCGGACGCGGGTGGCCTCGTCGATGACGGCGGCGTAGACGTCCTCGCCGTAGAGGTTGTCCGGCTTCTCGCCGGACTTGAAGGTGATCGTGGCGCCGTTCGCGAGTTCGACCGCCAGCTTGGACTCGTTGGCCTTGTAGACCGACCGCGGCAGGTAGCGCTTCAGGCGCTTGAACGCGATCTCGGCCTGTGGGTAGACCGGGGCCACCCACCAGAAGTCCTGGCCCTGCTTCCCGGCCAGCGCCTTCTCGACGATCCAGACGATGCATCCGACCGTCTTCCCGGCCTTGGTCGCCGCCTCGATGACAGCGTAGCGCTCGGGGGCGTCGATGAACTCGCGCTGGCGGGGGTAGATGGCCGGGCGGTTGTAGGTGGCGGTCGCCACTACTGCCCCGTCAGGTTCAGCGTGAACGTCACGCCGTCCGCCTCGAGCTTGGTCTCCTTCCGCTCGATCAGGCTGCCGTCGAGCTTGGCGATGTCCATCTCGATCTGCCTCAGCAGGCCGCGGAGCTGGCCGACGTTCAGGCTCCGGGTGTCGGTGCTGGCGAGTGCCTGTCGGATCTCGGCCGCCTGCTGCTGGAGGTTCTCGATGTGGTGCTGGACGGCATCTTTGGCCTCCTCCTTGCGGAGTTCCAGGAGGCGGTTGCGGTCCTCGAAGACCTGGGTGCGACCGATGCCCAGCTTAAGCGCGATCTCGGGCGCGGTAAGGCCGTGGGAGCGCAGGCGGGCCCCTTCCTGCATCCGGGCGAGGATGTCCGGGTCCTCCTGCCAGGGCAGTTGGCCGGGGTTGCCGTGGACCCCCTTCTTCGGGTCAGGCGTCCGTTCGGTCGCCATGAGCGTTCCGCCGCTCGAACTCCTCCCGGAACCCCCTCAGCCACTCCTTGGCGTCCTTCGTCCGCCGGTCGGAGAACGGGCAGTCCTCCTCGGCGCCGCCGTCGCGCGCCACCTTGGCGCCCTTGGCGTAGGGGCTGAGGTCGGAGGCGAGGTCCATGGGCGGTGGCTCGTCGGCTTCAAGCTCTGGATTCCTCGGCAGCTCGTACTGCATCTTCCGCACGACCGCAGGCCCCGGCTTCGTCTCCACCTTCCGCGCGTTCAGCCGCTGGCGACAGTCGTCGCAGAGGTACACCTGCACCTGGTGCATGCCGTTCTGCATGACCGCGGCCGGAGGCACATCGAGGGGGAGGAAGCCGTGGCCGCAGGATGCCAGCCGGACCTCGGGAAGGTCGCTCACTGGTCCACCCCCGCCAAAACCGCAAACGACTCGGGATGTGCAGGGCCCCCGTCGAAGCGGTATGTGATCCTGACCTGCGTCTGGTCGGACGCGAACCCCTGGGCGAACGGCGTCGCCTCGAACGTGAAGGCCGTGCACTCGAACAGCACGTACTGCGCCCACCAGCCAGCGATGGCGTAGCTCGAGGCCGTGCCGCCGCCGTCCGTCGAGTTGGTCGGCAGGACGTTCGAGAGCGCCCACTTCATGCCCAGGAGACCCGTCTGCGGGTCGGACGACTCGCCGTTGAGGCCCATGACCCAGAGCGGACGGCCCTGGCTGTCCGTCCAGGACCCGGCCGCGGTACCCAGAGTCATCACGGTCTGCTCGAAGCGGGAGTGGACGACGATGCCGTCGCACTGCGCCTGGCCGGCGGTGACGTTCGAGTTGCCGTTGAGGCTCGTGACCTTGCCCCTGAGCTGGCTCATGTGGTTGAAGCTCGGGGTGTTGTGGTTCGCCGTAGTCTGCAGCGAGCCTGACGCCGAGGCCGGCGGGAAGTACTTCGCCACCGTACCCGCCGTCGCCAGCGTCGTGATGCCGGTCGGCTTCGGGCCGCCGGCGCCCGTGAGCAACTGAGTGTCCCGGTCGGTCGCGATGGCCCGGGACGCCGAGAGCTGTAGCGCCTGGTCGATCACCTCCGGGGCATCGCGGAACAGCTCGTTGGACTCGTTGTAGAGCGCGTTCGCCTTGTGGGCGTTGTAGCTGAGCTGGCCGAACGAGTACTGCGAGGCGGTGATCTGCGCGTTCTCGCCGGGGTACTGGATGGTGATGTCGCCGCTGATCTTCGGCAGCCGCAGGATGCGGACCGGCACCCGGACGCGGGTGATCGGCAGCTGGTCGAGCGCCGAGAACGAGCGCAGGAGGTCGAATAGGCGCGTTCCCCACTGCTCCGGCGCCAGGTAGGCGCCGTCGAGGCCGCTCACCTGGTCGCCCATCGCCTTCGTCAGGGCCTGCTGGTAGGCGTGCTCCCAGGGCGCGTACTTCTGCCAGGCGAGGGAGCGACCCTGCTTGGCCTGGGCCATCGCGTAGGCCGCGCGGGCCACGCTGTAGTTCTCGATCCCGCCTAGGGGGAACTCGTTAATGTGGAAGCGGAGGTCCGAGTTCCCGAGGTTGACGTCCGGCGGCAGGTAGCCCTTGCGCAGCACGGCCTCCGGGGGCGCGGTCGGAAGCGCCTCGGCTGGGCGGGCGCGCATGTCGAGCATGGCTGTCTCCTCAGATGGGGGCCGGCTGGACGTCGATGGTGAAGGGCTGGTAGGCGCCGTCGTTGCTGAGCCAGGCGCCGACGATGACGCCGTCGGCGGTTGGGGTCACGATCTGGTGGTAGAGGCCAGTGCCGTCCTTGGTCAGCGAGCCGCCGCTGACGCTGGTCACCGTCTGGCCGGGCAGCCTGTAGCGCAGGGTCGGAGTGGTCGGGTCGTAGAGCGTGCCGGAGGCGTTACGGTAGCCGCCGGTGGGGGTCGCCGAGGGGCCCGTCCAGTTCGAGAGCGCGATCGCCTCGCCGACGTAGTACGCCATGCGGCCTCCTCAGACCACGGAGTCGTAGGCGCCGACGCGGAACGTCGGCGAGGCGTAGGCGCCCACGGTGAAGGCAACTGAGGCGACCGCGCCCACCCGGAAGGCGACCGTGTGGTAGGCGCTGACGGTCCCCGGGCCAGTGCCCGGTATGGCGGTCGAGAGGGTCCCGGTCATCACCAGGACCGACGCCACCGAGCCCGCAACCGCAACCGCAACCGAGGCGCTCAGCGCCCCCGACGCCCCACCAACCCCGGCCAGCGTCCCCGTCATCCCGACCGTGGTGCTGACGCCGGCCGTGAGCCCGGCCACCGAGCTCGCGTTGCCGGCCAGGCCCACCGAGAGCGATGAGACGCCCGTCCACCGCGAAACCGCCGCGATGGTCCCGGCCACGGGAGTTGCCGTCGTCGCGGTCCCGGAGAGGACCAGAATCGCCGTCAGGGCACCGGAGACGTTGATCGCTTCCTGCGGGGCGCCGGTTAGGACGGAGACGCCGGCCAACGGTCCGCTGAGCGCGACAGCCGAGGATGTCACCGCGGTCGCCGCGCTCATGGCGGCTACCGGCGCCGACAGCGCGACCGCGGCACTGAGCGCGCCGCTCTCGGCTGAGACCGCCTGGATCGGGCCGCTGAGTGCGCCCTGGAGGGCCGGAGCGGCCATCTCCGTGCTGGTGGCGACCAGCACCCCAGTCAGGGCGGCAGATGCGCTCTGGGCGCCACTCAGGACTGCGGTGGCGGCGACCGGGCCCGAGATGGCGACCGCCTCGCTCGGCGCCGCCGTGAGACTGCTGCGGGCGGCGCTGGTGCCCGACAGGGCGACGGTGACGGTCAGAGTGGCCGTCCAGGAGCTGGTCGCCGCGCTCGAAGTCGGATCGCAGGCGGGGGACAGCGACGAGAGCGCCGCCGGCATGAATGGGATCGGGCGACGCAGGCCGCGCCAGACAGGTCGCAGGCCAAGGGTGCGCCCCAGCGCCGGCGGTCCACCGCCGCCGGGCACAGCCGCCAGCTTGTAGACCGCGACCAGGACACCGCCTGGCGCGCCGGTGCCGCTCAGCGTGAAGGAGGCATTCGAGCCGGTGCCGGCCGAGGTCGCCTGGTCGGAGCAGGCACCTTCGGCGGTGGTGCTCGAGCCCTGGATCGAGGATCCCCGCTGCGTCCAGCCGGCCGAAACGCCGATGGTGGCGATGTTGTTGCCGCCGTCGCCGTAGAAGCCGAAAGCGAGCTCGTTGGCCGCTCCCGGCGCCGGGGTCGACGCCCCGGAGGTGATGGGGCTGGAGGCGACCGAGGTCGTGAAGGAGTTAGTGCCGTCGAGATAGTTCGCCGCGGCGGCCGTGACGCCCGAGTACTCGTGGACCCACATCGCCCATTCGGACGTCGATGCCGAGGCATGGGCGGTGACGGTGGGCTTGGTCCCGCCTCCGACCGTGATCGGCGCCGACCAGATCGAGACATGGGTGCCGTCGCTCAGGACGGCGTCCTTGTCCTTGAGGTAGGCGTTGCCCGCTGAGTCGGTGACGCTGGTGATCGTCGTCGCCGTCGAGTTCCACTCGCTGATCGCGACGATGATCCGGTTGCCGGAGACGATGTTCTGCGTCGAAAACGCGACCGCGAACGTGGTGGCCGCAGTGCTGCTGCTGCCCTGGTTGCTCTGGATCCAGGTGTAGAAGCCAGGGTCGGGCGGAGAGGAGGCCGCGAACGCCGCGGCGACGAGGTTGGAGCCCTCAGACCAGTACGCGAGTCCGACGCTGGCCGCCACGTCGCGCGCCACCCCGACGAACGTCCTGGTCGCGCTGGAGCCCTCGACGACCTGCCAGCTACCCCACTGGTCGCCGACCTGGTTGTGGGCCAGGTCCGACCACTGGCAGGACCGCACCGTGTTGGCGCCGTCGGTGTCGATGATGACGCACCAGACCGACGCGCCATCGGCAGTGAGCGCCACGCCGCCGCCCGCCACGTTGGACTGCGCGGGGAGGGATTGGCCGGCGCCCCATGAAGTGCCGTCGTAGCGCCGATGGATGAGATCGCCGGTGCCGCCGTCGCGGTAGACGACGTGGATGTTGGTCGGCGAGAGCGCGACCGCGCCCCAGTCGTTCTTGTCAAAGGCGGTCACCGAGCCGCCGGTCACCTTCTGGTTGCCAGGGTCGACGTTCCAGCTCGACCCTGACCACGTGTACCAGTTGAGCCCGGTCGCGGTGCTCGCGTTCTGGCCGTCGTCGGCGATGAAGCCGACCTTGCTGGAGCCCAGATCGACGATGCAGCCTGAGCGGACCTCGGCGGTGATGCCGGCGTCGATGACATGGGACGTCCACGTCACCGGCGTCATCTGCTCGGCGGTCCCCGCGTCCGCCGTGGAATCCGACGAGTTGCTGTCGCCGTTACCGCCGGCGCTCCAGCCGTTGGCGAAGTGGACCTTGTTGTTCGAGTCCAGGTCCAAGCCGGACCCGGCCCAGTAGAGCGCGTCCCCATCGCCCGTGGCCGAAGCAACCGTCGAGTCCGACGAGTGGTAGGTGAGCGTCGTGCCGGAAACAGTGGCCCGCAGGGCGTTGGCGCCCAGGCTGGTTCCGGACTTGTAGATCAGCCCGATATGGACGCAGTCCACCGAGCTGATCGACTTGATGGTGACCGCCAGGTTGCGGCCTTCGCTGTTGTGGGCCTGGGCCAGCGTGTGGGTGGCGCCGGCCGTCCAACTCGAGCCGTCCGAGCTGTACCAGGAGGAGACGACGTTGGTGCCCGTGTAGGCGAACGCCCACCAGAGCTGCGAGTTCGGCGCCCAGGCGATGTGCCGTTCGGAGCCGAGGCCGCTGCCGGTGGTGCCGGCTACGGCTGAGATCGTGGTGGACATCTCAGCCCCTCACGGGCGGCTGGTTAGTGCACCAGCGTGGCGATCAGCTTCGCGAAGGTTCGGAAGTCCTTGGCCGTGCCCAGCGTGGCCGAGCCCTGGTAGATGGTGCGGAGCTGGTCCAAGTCGGAGAACGCGCTCTTCATGTTGGTGACGTCACCGGAGGCGTAGTTGATCGGACCTGCTCCAGACGTCGTCGTGAAGTCCGCATCCGGATGCGCCGTGAAGAATGCCTGGATGGCCTGCGCCTGGAGTAGCGCGCCGTCCAGGTTCTGGATGCAGCCGTTCATGAGCGAGTCGAACTGCGCCTTGCTGAGCTGTGCGATCCCGCCGGCGTTCACGAATGCCATGTCGTCTCCTATGCGCCGAGGATGATGAGCTGCAGCAGAGTGATGCCGTTCGAAGCGCTCGATGCCGAGCAGGCGGCGGCGAACCAGATCGAGTTCGTGATGCTCCAGTCGACGGTGGCCACCGTGCCCGGCTGCGCACCGCCGCCCCAGACCTCGTAGACGCCCGGCGAGGCCAGACCCGCCGGTGAGCTGAGCAGGCCGACGCCGCGGAAGGTCGAGTTGGCGCCGGCGGCGGCGAGGGTGACCGGCTGGATTTCGCACTCGAACTCCCAGCCCTTGTTGCTGATGGTCGTCAGCGTCGTCAGCGCCGCCGTGCCCGCGACCTGAGCTCCTGACGAACTCGTACCAAAGCGCATGGTCCACGTGAACGTCGGCGTGGAGGTCGAGGAGACGATCCCTCGGGCCCGGACGAACAGCGTGGCCTTCGGCTGGTTGAAGCCCGGGGCCCACAGCAGCGGGCTGTTGAGCTGGGCCACCGACCCCATGCCGGCCGAGTCATTGATCTGCGCTTCGGTCGTGAACGTGTTCTTGGCCGTCCCGGCCGCGCTGTTGGAGTAGATGGCCTCGACGGGGATCCCGGTCGACCACGAGGAGCCGCCGACGATGGGCACCTTGCGCACCCGGCCACGGTCCGCGACGTAGTGGTGGGTCCATTCCCGCTCGAGGTCGATGGGGGATGTGACCCTGCGCTCCCACTCGCGCTCCCAGCGCAGCGCATCCGACGGACTCGGAACCCAGATCACTCAGCCACCTCGAACTGGTCGTCGTAGACCGCCAGCGGGAGCACGAAGGGCCGTCCCTCGGTGTCGAGAGCGATCCAGCCGTCCGAGCAGTGCTCCTCCTGGCCGGCCTCGCCGATGAAGTCGAAGGGCCCATGGACCCTGATGGCTCTCGCCAGGCTGCCGCTCGCCTTGTGGCGATGCGTGCCCCAGCCCGGATCGTCCGGCGCTGGCAGGCGATTGTGCGCGTAGACGCTGTCGTACGGCTGGTTTCCAGCCGGCGAGATGCGGGCGCCGCGATCGTTGTAGGCGGGCATCGTCCGGCCTCCTACAGCAGGGTGATCGGCCCCAGCGAGCTGGAGCTGAACGACAGGGTGATGTTGGCGGCGTTCACCGTCTGCGCTGGACTCAGGTAGCCCCAGCCGATGACGTTGCCAGCAGCGAGAGTCGAGCTGTCGGCGATGAAGAAGATGTCCAGCGCCGTCGCACCCGACGACCAGGCCGCCGTGGACTGCGCGAAGCTGACGGTGGCCGCGTTCGACTTGGATGCGGGATAGGTGCCGGTCGCCGCTCCGAAGTTGGTGGCGCTGTTCACGACTGAGGCCCTGGCGTAGCTGCCGGTGCTGCTCGGTTCGTTGCTCAGGATCGTCGCTGCGCTCGGGACCTGGTAGACCACATCGCCGGTGTCGATGGTGCCCGTGCCGCCCGTGCAGCCCGTGAACTGCGTGCCGCCCGAAGTGCCGGTATAGGCGATGTTCTGCTCGCCCTTCTGCGAGACGATGACGATGTTCCCGCTCGCCGCGAACCCCGTCGTGCTCGCCACGTTGATCGTGCCCTGGGGCAACGCGGCCAAGTCGGAGCCCGCCGCTATCGTGGTCTGGGCGCCCGTCGTGCTCAGGCCCACGAAGACCTTCTGGAGCAGGGGCACATTGCCGAATGCGCTAATTCCGGTCGTCGTGTTGAGTACGAAGCACACATCGCCGACCGCACGGGCCGCGACCACGGTGCGTGACCCGAACGTCAGGCTCGTCGCGGTCGGCGAGCCTGAGACCTGGAAGACATCGACGTTCGTGTACTGGTTCTCGGAGCCGGCCGCGCCCGGGGTGGCGATGAGCCAGAACTCCCCCACGACCGGCGTGTGGTCGGCGTTGCCGGAACCCGCCGAACCACGGATCGTGATCGAACTCTGTGCGGTTGTACCGGCAGAAATGGCCTGGTTGCACTGGGCGACGACGCAACCCAGGAGCTGGTCGAGGATCTTCGGCTCGACTCCGGATCCGAAAGGCATGGGCGAGCTCCTGGGCGAGAGATCAGGGGATTGGGGTCAGCGCCGCCCGTACCCGCCTCCAGCAGCGCCGGCAGAACGGCGTCCGCCAGCACCAGCGGCGGCAGGGACGGCCGAAGAGGCATCGGTGGGGCATCGGGGAGCCTTCGGCGGGCTCAAACGGGCGCACTACTCCCGCTGGTGTTTCTCCGGCGCGGCGCAAGCCGGTGGCCGGCGCTCTGCGGGGCCTCCGCAGAGTCTGTTGGGGTGCGTCCTTGCGCGGGATGGTATCACGGCTGAGGCTACTCGCCTTCGACCTCTTCCTCTGGCCAGTCCCAATACCGAGTCCGGAGATAGCCCAAGGTGTTGTTGATCGAGAACAGGTAGTCCACCCACCGCTCGTGCTTCTCGCCTTCATGAGGCGGCTTAGTGACCTGCTTCACCGCGAAGTGGAACAGGCGCTCGGCACGTCTGATGCCCCGCATCACCCCACCCCGAACATGCCGCGCACCTTGCCCTCAGCGGCGTCCAGCAGCCGCTGCACGTGCTCGGCGGTCACCCAGAGCTGGCGGTGCTTGCGCAGCCGCGGCGCGGTCATCTCGCGCTGGATGGCGTCGATGGACCAGCCGTCCAGGGTCCAGTTGTAGACCGCCGCCTCCTCCTCGCTGAGCCGCCATCGCTCCGGCACGAGCTCGGCCGGACGGAAGACGCCGCCGCCGTCCGCCTTCGGGCCTCGCACCCAATCCCCGAGCAGGGCCTTGACGCGCTCCTCGCGCGGCTTGGCCGTGACCGAGCGCAGCCAGTCGGGCAGGCTCGTCCAGGTGTCGGCGAGCTGGAGTCGGCGGGTGTGGCGGTAGCGCTCGATCTCGGTGACCACCGCCGCCACCGACACCTTGCGCCAGCGCCGGCAGGCCAGGCACTCGCCACAGCGCATGGTCGTGCTCGGCGGGTACTCGCCCCACTCGCTCGTTGGCCGCGTCGCGGGCACCGGCTGCGGGTCCAGGCACGAGTCCCCGGGCCGGTCGACCTCGGCGTCGACCAGCGCGCGGAGCAGCCGGAACTCGACGCTGCCCATCAGGTGCGGCGGCGGCGCGGGCGAGGGCAGGGTGAACGCGACCCACGCCACCGGCGGGTTCCGGTCGGGCCCGATGGCGAACTCGGTGGCGTCGGGGCAGACGACGTGGACCCAGCCACCGGCGCGGGCGCTGTGCCGCGTCGGCTGGTCGGCGAGGAAGTGCTGGTCGCAGTTGGCGCAGGTGACCTGGCTCAGCGCTTCAGGATGCGTGCGGGTGTGGGGCATGACGGTCAGTGCGATCGCCTCTCACGGATTGGAATGCGGGTCGTCGGCGACGGGCCGCAGGATGCTCAGCTTCATGCCAGCGTGCAGGACCATGACTTTGTGGCCTGCGAAGTGGGCGGCCAGGATTGCCTTGATTTCCGAGATGCGCTCCTCTGTCAACGCCTTCTCGATCTCCAGCACGACCATGTCGCCGTCCTCGAGCCGCACGATGCGCATCTCGCCGCCCAGGCGCGGCCTGAAGATCCCCAGCACCCGCACCACGGCCATGCGGACGCGGTCGACGAGGAAGGCCAGGTACTCAGCCACGGTCGCCGGTTCCCTCGTCCGACCACCAGCGGCCGTAGCGCAGACGGTCGCGGAGCAGGACCACGCCGAGCACGGCGCCCAGGACGATGGCGACCGCGAGCACCGCGGCCCCGAAGATGGCGAGGAGGAGTTCAGCCGTGCGTAGCATCCCCGTCCTCGATCGCCTCGGCGACGTCGTAATCCTCGCGGTCGCCGAGCCACCACCAGTGGTCCCGGCCATGGTGCGGCCCGGCGTGGCAATCCAGCAGGGTGCAGCGGCCGTGGGCTGAGTGCAACTCATCGCACCTGGGCCTCAACAGCCCGCACGGCACGACGACGTGCTCTTGGAGGGCTTCGGCCCAGTCAGCCACGGCCGGCCTCGTCGAGCGCGGCCAGGGCAGCTTCCACCGCCTGCTCAGCCGCGTCGTGTTCCATCGCGGTGGTGACGATGGTTGGCGGATTGCCGCGTAGGTCACGGCTGCTGTAGGCGTCCATGCGGTGCATCAGGCGCCGCTCCTTCCGCACCGCCGCCACCAGATCGGTGATGCGGTCGACCTCGTCGGTGTCCATGAACACGAAACTGGGGCCGGGCACGTCGGGCCTGTCCGTCCAGCGCAGCGGATACTTGCGGGCATGGACTGCGCGCTCCCTCAGTCGCTCCTCGAACTCAGCCATGCTGGCCCTCCTCGGCCGACGCAGCCGCGTTGACCTCCCTCGACCAGCGCGTCGAATCGTGCCCTCGACTCGGACGCTGGGAACCGCTCGGCCAGGTAGCGCTCGAACGCAGCGCCGCTGTCCTGCTGTGGCGGCGCGTCGGCCAGAGCGGCCAGCAGCAGGCCGTTCGTCACGTGCTGCTCTCGCACCGACTCCGGCCGCCAGGTGCCGTCAGGCTCTTCGTCATGGCCAGTCTCGCCTGCCCATTCCCACATCAGCGCATCCGTGTCGCGAAGCACGATCTCCAGCGCGGCGACTCGCTGCCGCAGCTCATCCCGCTCCTCCAGGGCGGCAAGGATGGCTCGTACCTGAGCGATTGGAAGCATTGCCACGTCGTCCTCTCGGCCGAGGCCATCTGCATCGTGACGCTTCACCAGCCGCTTCAGCGCCTCCACGTCGAGCGGAGCCTGGGCGCGGTCAGCCTGAGCCTGTTCGCGCTCGTCCTGCACCACCGCGTAGTCGTCGGCCATCTGCGCGGGGTCGTGACTCATCTCTCGCTCTCCTCCGCGAACCAGCCGGCCCACCGCGTCGACTCGGCCATGCGGAAGTAGCGAGCGGCGACGATGGCCAGCGCCGCTGCCTCGTTGGGCAGGCCATTCACGACCGCGAACTCCGCCAGCCTATGGCGCAGCGACAGGGGGGGATGGATGATCACGGCGTTGGCGGTCTTGTCCTGTGCCGCAGCCAGTTCCTGTTGGATGTTCACGATGCTCTCCTCGCCGCCGCTGCGGCTCTCCCGACCAGGCTCGCCAGCGGCGGCCGGACGTCGGCTTCGGGGTTCCACACGCAGCCGCACTCCCGGCACCGCCGCTCAGGCAGCCCGGCCGGGCCAGCGCTGTACGCCCGGCAGCCACAGTCCGGGCACTGGATCACCGCGCCTCGCGACCAGCCCGCGACCCGGACGCGCTCCTCGGCAGGCGGTGCGGGTGCAGCAGCGTCGAGCACGCCGAGCCGGTTCAGCCAGGTGCAGGCCCAGCCGCCGGCGGCCAGGGTGGCGCGGCGCTCGCAGCGGGCGGGCGGGCAGCCGAGCTGGCAGGCGAGGGTCACGCCGACCTCCGGGAGCGCGTTCGGTGGCGGTTCGGAGAACGGTGCCACGCCTGCCCCGGACTCATCGCCGCCTCGGGGCCCGACCGTCGAGCTGTCGGGCATGGGCGATCAGCCGGCGGACCGCGTCGGCGTGCTCGCCGCGGTTCGGAATCGATGAACTCGGCGCACCAGGGTGCGCACCACGGGTGCGGGATCGGCGCGCACCACCCAGGGCACCACCCACGTAGTGGGTGCCTGGTGGTGCGCCCCCGCACCCTGCCGGCCGCAGGGGTGGTGCGGTAGTGGTGCGGGGTGGTGCGCTACAGGTCATCATGGAGTCCTCGCAGGCCCACCCGGTGGCCTTCCAGGCGCATGAACTTCTCGGGGTACTTGCTCATTACGGCTCGGATCCGAGCCGGCGTCACCTCGAGGGTTTCGGCCAGGGACTGGGTCGTCTGCGCACCCTTGCGGAGGAGCCGCATCATCCGTTCCGGTAGCGGCAGGGTCCTGACCAACTCGTCCGCCTCGATGTCGGTCGGTCGGATGTGGATCGAATCGTCGGTGTACTCGTAGCGCAGGCCAGCGGCGGGCAGTTTCTTGCCGCGGTTGACCTTGGTGTGCACGAGGAGCACCTCGGCGACATCACCCTCCGGCTCCTTCTCGCGTCGCAGCTCGAAGACGGAACGGGCCATGTTCACCTTGTAGATGCCGCCGTACGGCTTGGACACAGGTCGATCACTCTTCATGTCCTCACCGGTGACGTGGTCGATCAGCAACGTCGTGATGCCGATCTCCCTGACGGCATTGAACAGCGCGAGAGCGGACTCATTGGCGTCACCGCCTTCGCGCGACGAACCGGAGGCGAGCCCGACGGAGTCTACGATGAGTAGTCCAGCGCCAATCTCGGTGACCGCCTGTGATACCGGTTCGACTACCTCGACCAGGGGCCTTGACTGCGGCCAATATTCAACCTGTACTTCTCTCAAACCTGCCCCAGCGGCAACCTGGTCAACGAGGTCATTCCAGTCGTCCTCGCCAGACTCCCAGTCGAGGACGAGCACGGGCGCCGACATGGGCACCCAACCCTTGATCACCTCATAGCCCGTCTTGACGGAGACCGCGATGGCGGCAGCCAGTGTCGACTTGCCGGTGCCGCCGGGTCCGAAGATGATCGTGGGCTTTTCGTACGGCAGGATCGGTCGGAGGAGGTATTCCGCTTCTCTGCGCGGCCGCCCACCCACCAACGTGCGTCCTGTCGGCCGCCGGATGTCGGCGACTACGTCATAGCAGAAGCGCTCCAGCGTATCGATCCAGTCGATACCGGCGTCGCTGGTGCGCGCGGCCAGGTACTTCGCCAGCGTGCCGCGGGTGGTCCCGCTGAGCAGGTTGAAGCGACCCTGGTAGACATGGCGGGCCGTCTCTGGCCCCTGGCGCCAACGGACCAACAACTCCCCTGCCAGCCCCTCACGGGACTCCCTGATGCGGGTTAGCTGCAGCTCGAGTTTCGAGGCGTAGATCGCCCGGTAGCCGAGTCCGTAGCGCTCGGCCGTGGAGAGTCCACCGGACCCATCCGTGGCCGCGATCTGGGCGCTCTTGTAGGGCGTAGCCGCCTGAACGAGCGCCTTCCGACGATCGGCCGCGCAGTCGGCCGCATCGCCCTTCTCGGGCGCCTCTGGCCATGCGACGAGCCGCACCTGGCCTGGCGCAGCGCCGGCCTGCTCCAACAGGCCAGCGATCCGAGACATGTGTCGCCGGCCGTCCTCGTCGGCATCCGGCCACAGCACCACCTGACGGCCACCCTTGAGCAGCCGCCCCAACACATCGACGGTCGGCGTGGTCGCCGCCCCGCACACCGTGGCCAGCGCCACGACGCCCACCTCGCGCAGCGCATCCGCCGCCTTCTCTCCCTCAGCCAGCACGACGAGCTCGGGCTTCTTTCCCAGCAGTTCGGCGCCATAGATCAGGTCGCGGGAACCGGTGCCATTCAGCCCTCGGCGGCCGTTCTGCCACCACTCGAATCTCTTCGTTCCGTCCACGTACTCGACGCGTCGGTGCTCCGCCACGGCCACTCCGCCGAAGTCGAGAATCGTCCACGATCGCCGCCGCAGTTCTCGCGCACCACCGGGGGTGCGCTGGTGGTGCGCTGGTGGTGCGGGCTGGTGCGTCTCCCCGCACAGGCACTCACCTTGAAGCTTGTGTGAGTAAGTGCCGTCGCTGTTCTGTTGGAGGCGGCCTGCGTGCTCCTCTCGGGTGCAGCGGGCGTACTCGTGACGCTCGTCGTACCAGCCGTAGCACCGCCGACCCTGGCCCTGCGGCAGGTTGGAGAACCCGCCGCAGATGGGGCACGAGTCGTGGCGGGTGAAGCGCTCAGGCATCACGGGACTCCGTCTCCACCCGCCAAGCCTCTGGCAGGTACGGCCAGTCGGTCGGGTCCGTCCACGTCGAATTGCCGGCGTGGTGACCGCACCACTGGCAACTCCAGTGGCCCGGCGAGAAGAACAGCCCCACACGCTCACAGTCGGTGCAGCTTCCGAACCATCCGCTGTCCCAGGTCGGGCCGAACAGCTCGGGGTCGTCCGACTCCCATCCCGGCCCAAGGCCGAGCTGCCAGAAGCGCAGCGACACACCCCCGGGCTTGACCTCCAGGAAGCCCGGGACCTGCTGCGCGCCGACGAGCGCGCCTCCCCACCCCAGTCCCTGGGGCAGCGGGCCGATGGCGAAGTCGGGCAGGTACTCGCCGCCGCGGTCCATCTTGAAGGCGGCCGGCTCGTATTCCCAGGTGAACCCGTTACGGGACAGCCATGCAGCAACGCGGGCCTCGAGTCGAGACCGCATCGTGATTCCGTTGTAGACGGTCGGACGAGACTGCCGAACGGGGATCGCCAACGCCGCTCCTTGTCGTGATCAGGTTCATTGCAGTACGGGCCGGGTTCACGCCGGCCCGGAGGACATGTGCTCTCCGTTAGCGGCTCGTCATCGCACCTCCCCGGGGCCGCCGCGCGCCGCTCACGATTCGCTCACGCCGGACCGAAACGGGGCGGGACGGGGCGGGACGAACACCCTGATTGCGGCGCCGTGACCGCTGTCGGGCGAGTTCGCAACCCGGTCCACTGGGACCCGGCGGGACCGTCCGGGACGGGCTGTCTATACTCCTCCGCTGTGAGGGAATTCGGGCCATTCCGCGCTCTCGGGCGCTCGTCTCAACTCGAAACATCGGCTCCCTCCATCGTCGAAGCGCCCCCGGTCGACACCTCGCTCACGGATTGCTCACGGATTTCGGCCGGGCCGCCCTGCTCTTCGTAGGCTGCGAGCCGGGCCAGGAGTTCGCGCACCTGAGCCCGCAGCTCGGCTGTCTCGTCGCTCACGGCCGTGGACTCCGGGGCCAGCCACGACTCGACCCGTGAGGCCGCGATGTGGAGGCCGCGGGGGAGCACGTGGCTGTAGGTCCGGAGCACGGTGGACTCCTGGTCACCGAGCCGCTGCGCCACCACCTTGAGGCTGACGCCGTCCTCCAGGAGCAGCGTGGCGTGGGTATGCCGGGTGCCGTGGAAGACGATGACCGGCAGCCCGCCGGCCTGGGCGATCGCGCGCTTGAAGCGCTTGGTGACCTCCGAGCCGTCCTGGTGACGGCCATCCTGGCGCGGGAAGACGAGGTCGGTGGCCTCGTACACGCCGCCCCACGCGGCCTGCTCGCCCTCCACCGTGGCCCGCTGGCGCTCGAGGTAGGCGATGGTGTGGCGGTCGACCTCGATGGTCCTGAGCGCCTTGGTGCCCGTCTTGAGCGCCCGCTGCTCCCAGCCCCGCTCCCCCCGCATCGTCCACTGCCGGCGCACATCGATGCGGCCGGCCTCGAGGTCGACGTCGCGCCAGCGCAGGCCCAGCAGCTCGCCGCGGCGCATCCCGGTCGCCAGTGCCACCGCCCAGAGCGGTGCGTCCCGTGAGCCGTCCTGGGCGGCCAGGAAGGCGCGCAGCTCATCCAGCGACCACGTCCGCGGCTCCTCGCTGCCGCCGCCGTCCTGGGCGGGCCTGAAGGTGCCCAGGATGACGTTGGTGCGGATCTTGTGGTCCTGCACCGCGAGCCGGAGCGCGCCCCGCAGGGAGCCATAGACCGAGGCGACGCTGCGCGCCGCCATGGGTCCGGCCGAGGCGCGGCCGCCGGGGCGCAGGCGTCCCTCGGCGAGGAGCCAGGCAAAGAAGTCGCGGAAGTGGTCGGGGGTGAGCTGCTGCAGCGGGACGCCGGCCAGGCGGCGCTTGGCGTGCATGACCGCGGTCTGGCGGATGCGCAGCGTGTTCGGCGACCACCCGAGCGCGCTGGACTGCGCCAGCCAGCGGTCCAGGTAGGTGCCGAGCGTGAGTCGGTCCGGCGCCACGAAGGTCCCGGCCCCCATCTCGGTCAGCGCCGCCATGCGGCCCGCGGTGGCCTCGGCCTTCGTGGCGAACCCGCTGCGGTGCATCTGCCGGCGCGCGCCGACGGTCCCGATGTCCACGACGAACGCCCACTTCACGGTCCCTGTGCACCCATCCCGCGGGCACTTGCGCAGCCCCTCGGGGACACGCTGGCCGCACGTGCAGCGGCGGAAGACGCCCTCAGCCACTCGCCGCCCCTCCCAGGGTCGGATCGGCCGACAGCATCGCCTCCAGCCGCGCGACCGGCACCCGCCAGAAGCGCCCGAGGCGCAGGGCGGGAATCTGCCCCAGCTGCACGCAGCGGTAGGCCGCCGACCGGCTGATGCCCAGGCGCTCGGCCGCCTGCTCGACGGTGATGGTCCCCGGCTGGCGCGGCGGGCTCGCGGTCGGTCTCATCGCGTGCTCATTCCGCCCTCGACCACCCAGTACCGCGTCGATACCGGCCCAGGCCGCTTCGGCGGGCTCGTAATGGCCCGCAGCGCCCCCGCCGCGACCAGCTCAGGCAGTCGTCGCTGCACGTCCCGCCGCACCGAATCGGGGTACCGCCGGACGAGCTCGGTATGCGTGCTACCGGGCTTTCTGGCGACGGCCGACAGGATCCGCTCGTCGAGCTCGGCTGGGGCGGGGGAATCGTCCTCGCAGTCCTTGTAGATCACCCGTCCCCGCTGATACAGGCGGAACAAGGCCTCCTGCACGTCGAACACGCTGTCGAGGGCGGCCTGCACCGTGCCGCCCGCGAGCGGCTCCAGGCAGCTCTCAGGCAGCTCGGCGAGCGCGGGACGGATCGCGGCGCCGAGCGCACTTGGGAGCACCACCACCCCGTCGCGGTTGAGCTCCTCCAAGCGCCACAGGATCCGGTCGGTCGCGTGGAGCATCCGGTAGAAGGCGTAGCGGCGGTCCATTGCCTCGCGGGCCTCGGCCTCGAGCTGCTCGATCGTGAGGTTGGCGTCGGCGATCACGCCCGCGCCCCCGCCGGCGCCGTCCGCACCGGCCACTCGCGGGCGATGATGGCGTCGGTCACGACTCGCCCTCGTCGTCGTCAAATAGCGACCGCTCCTCGGCGTCGTCGGGCACCTCGTGCTCGACCGTGACAACGACCCAGCCGTCTTCGCGCTCCTCCATCCGCCTCTCGCCGCGCTGGATAGCCCTGGCGGCCTCCAGCACGCCGATGGCCTCCTCGCGCGTCAGATCGGAGCCGCGCTCCTTCTCGGTCAGCGCCTTGATGAGCACCTTGCGGTCGATGCCCAGCTCGCGGCAGGCCATCGCGAGCTGCTGGTTGAGCGGCATGGAACCGTCGGGCGGCGGTGCGCCGGCGAGCGCCTGGGATGGGTCCGGGGGCGCCGGAGGCGATGCGGCGGCAGTGGACGGCTGCGGGTCCAGCGGTGGCGCCGGGGGCGGCTCTACGGCCGGCCTGGCCGCCCGGCGGCGGTGCTTGCCGTTCCCGGTGTCGGCGGCGCCATCGCTCGGGGGCAGCGCGTTGTCGCCATCAGCGAGCTCGCCGTCCGCCAGCTCCTCGGTGTTGTACGGAATGCCGACGATGACGTCGGCGAAGATGGCCCGCGCCAGCTTGCCGGTGGCCCTGGCGACGAGCATGTCCGATGGATGCTTCGTCCAGTTCTGCTTGGCCACGAGTCCGGCCCGCTTCGCGTCGTCCATCGTCCATGAGACCTCGGTGGTCTGCTGGGCACCCTTGCGGCGACCCCACATCACGCATCGCGTCGTGGTCATCTCGACGAATCCGAGGTCGTGGCCGCGGCTCAGGATCAAGGCGCGCTGGGCGGCGGCGTTGATACGCGGGCGGCCGTCGATAACGTCGATGTTGCCGAGGCTGGCCATCGGCGGCAGACCGACCTCGTGGCCGGCCAGGATTGCCGCCATGATGGCCGGCTTGTTGCCGCGCAGGCCCTTCGGTACGAAGTCGGTCATGTGGAGCTGCTCGGCGAGCTGAATCGCCAGCGGCATGACCTCGAACGTCGAGGGCTGGGCCAGCTCGGCCTGCGGCCGGTACAGCGTCATGGCGTTCACGCCTTAACCTCCTGGCGCCGCCACACGGCATCGCCCTTGACTTCGCCCGAGCTGGGCGGTCTGCGCCCGTTTGTCGCCGGTGAGCACGTACCCCGGCGGGAACGCCATGCCGGCCTGGTGCTCGTGCGTCTGGAACATCCGAAAGAAGCACTCCTCGACCTGCGGCACCCGGCCCCGCTCGACCAGCGCGTGCCGATCCAGGGAGGTCACCGTCCCCATCGGTTCGCGGGCGGGGTCTACGTACGTCGCCGAGCGGTAGTACGTGGTTACAAAGGCCGCGGGCGGCTGGAGAAGGCCGTGGCGCGGCTCCGCGGTGAGCGTGCCCATTGGTTGGCCGACTGGCCGTGCGGTGTCCGGCCGCGTGTAGTAGCTGACGGTCAGGGACTCCGGCGGACCGAGGAGCTGGTGGTGGTCGACTGCGGTGATGGCCCCCAGCGGGTGCGTCACCGGGTAGCCGACCTCGCCCCTGTACGCCTTCAGGTACAGCGGGGTCAGCTCGTCCGCGGTCGCCAGTCCGTGGTGGTTGCCGCCAGCGCTGATGGCCCGCATGGGGTCGGTGGCTGGCGCGGCGCTCGCGGCCAGGTGGCCGCTGGACGTGCCGCGCAGGGTCGTGACGAGCGGCAGGAACGCCAACGCCTTGTCCCGCCGCGCGGTGAGCGTCGCCATGGGCCCGTCGACTGGCAGCGCGGAGCCGCCCTTGGTGTCCGCGTGGCCGGTGCGCGGCTGGTGATCGAGTGGCACGACCAGCGGTCGCCAGTACCTGTCGATGCCGAGCCGGATCCGCTCGATCGTCGCCGGCTTCAGGTCTGGCAGGCCGCTGGCCCGGCGGTCGGCGATCCGCACCCCCTGCAGGGTCCAGTCGATCGCCGCCGCGGCCGGGGTGACCAGGGGAAGCACCTGCCGGCGGCAGACGGGGCAGGTGTAGAGATACGACTCGCGGTACTTGCCGACCCGGCGCGGGTTCTTCCAGCTCTGGACGCCGTCGACCAGGGCCTCGCACTCCTCGCACCATGAACGCGGGCGGAAATCGAGGTCCGGCGCCCGGTTGCCGCGGCGCCAGAAGACCACGTACAGCCGGTCGCGCGACTGCGGCACCCGCGGGCCGTCCCGTCCGTCGATCGGGAAGAACATCGAGTTGAGGCAGACCTCGCGGAAGTCGTAGCCCAGCGACCGCATGCCCTGCAGCCACGCCTCGTACGGCGCCCACCTCGTGGCCACCCGGACCACGTTCTCCACGATGACGAGCGGGTACAGGTGCTCCTCGGCGAAGCGGATGACGTCCCACATCGTGGCCCGGGAGCGCTCCGCCTCCTCCTTCCGCGGCGATCCGAAGCCGGGCAGGGCGTCCTCTGCCCGGCGGCGCTCGGCGTTTCCGTCGCTGTGCCACTTGCACTCCGGCGAGGCGAGCAGGAGGTCGGTGCTCGGGTAGCGGCGCGGGTTGACCTGACTGACGTCGGCGCAGTCCGCCTCGATCCGGTGGTTCAGGCCGTAGGTCTCGCAAGCCGTTCGCCAGTGGTTCGCCGCGACGCGGATCTCGACGCCAGCCCGCTCTGCGCCATGAGAGGAGCCGCCGGCTCCGCAGAAGAGATCCGTAGCGGTCAGGACCGACGGCCTCACGCCCGCACCTCCCGCGGCACGCCGCCCTTCGTCCGCTTCAGCAGCGCGACCAGCAGCCGCCCCTGCTCGACGGCGTCGTCGACCGCGATGTGCTCCGTCAGGCCCTCGCGGTCGACCTCGGCCCGCATGGCCTTGATCTGGTTCTCGCGCAGGTCGTAGTACCCGCGCGAGTACGTCAGGCCCTGGGCCAGCGAGCGGATGTCGAGGCAGGCGAAGCCGAGTGGGTTGTGGCCTACGAACCGATGGCAGTACCAGTTGACGAACGCGAAGTCGAACGCCGCCGGCCACGCCGCGGCGATGGGCTTGCCGCCGAGAAAGCCAACCCAGCGTGCGAAGTCGGTGATCGCCAGCGCCGGGTCGACCGGGGCCATGGTGGACCGCTCCCACGCCTCGGGGTGCTCGGCCCAGAACGCCATCGTGTCGGGATGGCGGCCTGCGTCGGGCAGCTCGGCCAGGTTCAGCGACCATGTGCCGCGCTCCTCGCCGTCGCGGGTGAACGCAGCTGCGCCGAGCGAGATCATCGAGTAGAGACCCGGGCATGGGCCGGTCGTCTCCACGTCCAGCGAGACGTACACGTCGCTCACGCCCCCACCCCCGCCGGCGCCGTCCGCACCGGCCACTCGCGCTCGATGACGTCGGCGCGGCCCTTGGAGCGCAGGAAGCGCTGGAAATCCTCAGCCCACTCGATGTGCGAGGCGGCCTGCCACGCCTGCAGCTCGGCCAGCGTCCGATGCCCGACCGCCGAGTAGTCGTGCGCCATCCGCCAGGCCAGCCGGGCCGCGGCGAGGGCATCGCCACCGGACGAGTGCGCGTCCTCCTGTCGGACGCCGTACGCGGCGCAGACGTCGGCGAGCCGGCGCTTTCCGGATCGCCAGCGGTCGAGGGCGCGATCGATGACGAGGGGGTCCAGGACGTAGCCCGGCGCCCGCACGTACTCGTCGCCGTGCCAGCGAGCGATCTCGCAGCTCAGGACGGTGAGGTCGTAGGCCGCGTTGAAGACGACGAGCACGAGGCCGCGCCCCCAGCACGCGCGGACGGCGTCCTCGATCTGGTAGGCGGCATCGCCCGGATCCTGGCCCTCGGCCACGGCCCGCTCCGTCGTCACGCCGTGGATGGCACTTGCCTCGGCGGGGATCTCGATCCCGGGGTTGACGATCCAATGGCGCTCAGCGAGCACGCCGCCCCCCCCAACCTCGACGAGCGTGGCGGTGACCACCCTTGCGGTGAACGGGTCGGGGCCCGTGGTCTCGAAGTCGAGGCTGGCGTAGGGGCCGTCGACCCACGGCTGGCGCTCAGGCACCTGATCGCCCTCCCGCCTCGACCGGAAACACGCGCTCCGCCGCCCCGTGCGGCTTCTGCTCCCAGGCTTCTATCGCGCCGTCGTAGAACTGGACGTGCCAGCGCTCGACGACCAGCCTCGCGGCTTGCTCGTCAGCGACGATCTCCATGCGCTGGATGCCCGGCTCGCCGTGGTACAGACCGACGACCGCGACCGTCACGACCCGCCCCCGAACGACACGCGGAGCAGGCTCGCGCGACGCAGCAGCATCTCCCGAAGAAGCGCGTCGATCGTGCCGCCGGGCAGCGACTCCCACAGGGCGGCGGCCAGCGCCGCCCCCTGCTCCTCGAATACGCGCTGCGCTCCCTCGACGCCGGTGACGGGTGGGATCTCGTCGTCGATCACGATCGTCGCCTGCGGGACGGCGTCGCTCGCGACGGGTTGGGCGCGGTAGACGCTGACCGTCTTCACGACTTGCGCTCCAGCAGATCGCCCTGCCCGGACTCGGCGCCCTCGGCCGGCTGCTGCGGCTGGCCGGCACTTCGCTCGCCGCCAGTGGCCGTCTCCAGCGGCCGCCGATCCGGGTCGCCGTCCGTGAGCTCGCCCGCCACCGCCGGCGCGCCCAGCGAGAAGTCCATGGCCTCCTCGTCGAAGACCAGGCGGCCGCTGTCGAAGTCGGCGTGGACCACGCCCTCGTCCGCGCGCAGGCCCTGGATGAAGTCGGCCGATGCCGGCAGGTACGGCCGGCTGAGCCGCACCAGCGTCTTGCGCGCCATCGCGTCCCTGTTCTCGAACCAGGGCCCGGTCGGCTGCCGCTTGTACTTCTCGGCCGCCCGGACGGCGGCCTGGTAGGACTTGCTGAACCGCTTCGCGTGCGCCTCGACCTGGTCGGCGGTCATGTAGAGGAAGTGCTCGCCGCCGTTCGCGAACCGCGCGTAGCAGTAGTACCCGTAGGCATCGCCGCGCTCGCCGCGCTTCGGCGGGCGGTGCCGGTTCCGCTCCGGGTTCATGTAGTCGAAGTCGAACTCGTCGTTCTCGCAGACCTCGTGCGCCGCGATCGTGGCGAGCTGGCCGGAGCGGTGGGCGAGCTGGATGATCCCCGGGTAGCCGAGCTGGAACTGCGCGTCGAGGCGCGTCGTCCAGTCGTTGCCGTCACGGACCCGGTTCTCGTACGGGAGGATCCAGGCCAGGCCGAGCGGCGGTCCGGGCTCGAGCTTGAGCATCGCGCACTGCATGAGGGCGCCCGCGAAGCTGGCCAGCGTGCAGTCGCCCAGCTTGTCGATGCGCTTCACCTCGGTGAGGCCGATGCGCAGCCAGCGGTCCGCCATCTCCTCGTTGCCCAGCAGGCGCGTGACCTGCTTCAGGGTGCCCGGGTGCGTGAGGAAGCCCATGACGCTGGAAGGGGCCGCGCGCTGATCGAGTGCCTGGCCGCGGTCGGACGCGTCCTTGGCGGTGGCGAGCTTGGTCGTGAGGCTGGTCGTGGTCATGACGCGGTCTCCTTGGCCGGCTTCGGCAGCCAGAGGCGCCGATGGGTGGTCTTCTTGGTGGGCGTGCCGCCGTACCAGTAGTCGATGACCGGCTGGACGGCTGCGTGGTCGTCGGTTGTGCGGTCGATGACCGACCACTTGAGGGCCGGCCTGCCCTCGAAGGTGGCCACCTCGGCGCCTTCCAGCAAGGCGAGCACCTTGTTCTGTGCGGCGGCCTCGGCCTTCTCGGCGGCCAGGCGTGCATCGCGCGCGGCCCGGTACTCGTCCACGAGCGCCTTGCCGGCGGGCAGCAGCTCGATCCCCGGATGCGGCCGCGGGCCGTACACGCTGGACAGCGCCTCGTTGGTCCGCTCCGAGCCGTCCACCGGCGGCGGCCGGCGCTTGACGACACGGAGCCAGAACGCCTCCTCGACCGAGGTCAGCAGGTCGGCGTCGAGGTCGGTGCGTTCGATCTCCCACCAGCGCAGGCTTCGGCCGTCCACGAGGGCCGCCAGCCAGCCGCGGCTGGCGCCGGTCGTGATCATCTGGTGCAGGACCTGCGCCTGGTAGTAGTCGGGCGGGTCGGTCCCCCACTCGCCGTTCCAGCGCGTGGTGGACTTCGACTCGAAGGGCCCGGCCGGCTCGCCGTCCACGTAGACGACACCGTCGAGGGTGGCGCGCTGCCAGGGCCGCTCCGGGTGGACCACCTGGAGCTGCGGCATGCGCACCTCGTAGCCCGTGACCTCCTCGAACCAGCGCGCAGTGACCGGCTCCAACAGGCGGCCGGCACGCTGCCAGTCCTCCTCCTCGCCCGTGTCCTCGCGGAGGAAGCCGATCTTCTTCAGGTAAATCGACGTTGGCGTGTCGAACGGCGAGAAGCCGGCGACGGCGGCGGCGTCGGACGCGCCGATGCCGCCGCGGCGCCACTCCAGCCACTCGGCCCGCTCGTCGGCGACGACATGGAGGGCGGTGGCGTTCACCCCCGCCTCCCGATCGTCGCCGGCTCGTCCGGCACCCGGCTGTCGACCTGGGCGTGCACGACGGCGGTCGGCACCTCGGCCCGGCGCTGCGCCTGCACGACGAGCTCCCGCTGGAGCTCGCGGATGGTGGCGAGCATGCGCCGCGACGTCGCCAGAGTCGGCTCGATGCCGGAGTGCATGGCGCAGGCGAGCGCCTCGATCTCCTGATGGGTCAGGGCGCGGACGCCCGCGGTGCCGCTGACGGCCATCACGCCCACTTCCAGGGCTGGAACTCAAGCGCGAACACGGGCAGCGCGGCCACCACGGGGATGGCCCACCGCGCCCGCGCGACCAGCGCCCGGTGCGGGAACCGGCTCGCGCGCCGGCGCCGCACCGCCGGCCTCGGCCGCCAGGGCCGCTCCAGCACCTCCAGCACGCGCCCGATCGCGCGCAACGGCCGGTCGAGGATGTTCGCTTGGGGCTCGTCGGCCGGCTCGGACCGCGCCTGGTGCACCTGTACCGCGACGGCGACCTGCTCCAGCAGCTCCCCCTCGGCCAGCTCGGCCACAGCGGCGCCGCGCGGCCGGCCGGTCACCAGATTGACGCTGGCGGGCGGCTGGGCGAACCGCGCCCGACGGCGCGGCAGCACGACCGGGGCGGGATCGGGAACGAGCATCGTGACCTCCTGGACGCCGGCCGTCGCGGGCTCGGGGTCGAGCGCGGCCGGTTCGGCGAGGTCCTCGTGGTGGGACTGCCTGGCGCGGAGCACGGCCGCCTCCAGGTCGGGCAGCGAATCGACGTTGAAGACCGCCACGAGCAGGCGCTCCTCCGGCGTCGGCAGCTCGCACATCGAGCAGAGCACGACGCGGAGTCCGCCGGTCCGGAGGACGGTGCGCCGGGTTGGCAGGCCACAGGTGATGCAGCGGTGCCGGCGGCGCATGTGGCCGGAGCGGAAGGAGTCGATCACGACGTGGCCTCCTCCGGCCATGTGACCAAGGACACGACCCGCACCACGCGTCCATTACGGATACGCAGGCGCCAGAGATCGCCCTGGCTCTCGCCGCTGATCTCCAGGTAGCCGGTGAAGGTGTGGCCCGCTCGGAACGTCGTGACGATGGCGCGGACTTCGGCCTCCAGGTCGTACGCCTTGACGCTCTCGTCGGTGGCCGGGATGATGCCATCGGCCCAACGAACGAACATGACGCCGCCCTCGCCGTCGCGCTCCTCCTCATGGGTGCGCAAGACGACACTCGGCCAGTCGGGGGCGCCAGTCTCGGTCAGGCCCTTGTCCTTGTACTCGGACCACTTGAGCGACGGCGCGATGGTTATGACGCCGGTGATGCGGCTGTAGTAGCCCACGGCTACCCCTCCTCCCCGCTCTCGCTGGCGTCGCGATCGCGCCGGGTCGCCTCCCGCAGGATCTCGATCTCCTGCGGGGTCAGCGTCTCGCCGGGCAGCAGGAACGCGACGGCCGGCTCCTGCGCGGCGTGCTCGGTGTCGACCTGCTCGGGGCTTGAGAAGTCGGCGTAGCCGGCCAGGTGCCCCCGAATCCAGTCCACGCAGGCGGGACACGTCACACCCTGCTCGGGCATGCTGACGGCCGCCCCGGCTGCGGCCCCACACACGATCCGCTCGGGGATCAGGAGAGAGAAGTGGACGAACTCGGCCCCCTTCTCGCTCGCGCCCGACGCCACGTCCTCGGGGCCGGCCGGGGCTGCAGGCGTCCGCTCGCGCTCCGCCGCGGCCTCCGCGACCGCCTGGCGCAGCACCTCGTCGCCCTCCAGGTCGCGGATGCAGGCCCGCGCGTCCTCCTCGCGGTCGAACTCGTACATCGGCCTCGTGCCGGTGCCATCCGCGCCGCGGTCGATGACACAGTGCGGTCGGTCGCCCTCGTAGTGGCCGAGGACGTAGCGCCCGGTCTGTCCGGCCTCGATGGTGAGCTTGGGGGCGGCCACAGCCGCGTGCTGCGCCGTGTGCTCCGCCTCGTGCTGGTCGGCCGCGTCGCGGGTCGTGAACGTGACGGTGCAGCAGGAGACGGTGATGGGGACGGCGGCGCGGGCCCGCTCCCACTCGTCGAGCTGCCCCAGGTGCTGGCCGATGAGGCGGTGCAGGCGCTCCATCTCGGGGCGGCGGGCGAAGATGTCGACGCGCGGGATCGTGGCGCCGAACTGGAGGACCGACGTCCGGTACGAGCCGTCGTCCTCGACCTGGAAGTGGGCACGGATGAGCGTGTCCGGGTCCAGGTGGACGCCGAAGTTGAAGAACGTGGGCGGCGCGGTGCCGTCCGTGATCTGCGGCGGCGGCGGGTTCTGCTCGCTCACCAGTCCGCCCCCGACTCGGCGCGCTCGATGATGGGCGCGAGGTAGGCGTCCCTGGCCGCGAACAGCTCGTGGCCAGCGCGGCGCACCCGGGCACGGTTGCTGGCTGCTGCGGCGGACTCCAGGCGGTCGATGGCGGCGATGACTGGGCCGATGCCCTCGGCGAGCCCATTGACGACCCGGGCGCGGAGCCGCATGCGGTCGGCGGCCGGGGTGGTGGTGATGGCCATCACAGGACCTCCTGGATGCCGAGCCGATTCAGGATGGCGACTCTCGACGCCCGCGCCCACGCCGCCTGGTCGCCGTCGCGGGCGACCTCCGCGGCGAGCAGGTCGAGCAACGTCAGGATGTCCGTCTCGTTGAATGCGAACGGCAGGAACCAGGCCGGCTCCTCGGTGGCGTGGTCGACCGCATCGGCCTCCTCGCGGAATGCCGCCACGATCTCCTCGCGCGGAGTGGCGCCGAAGGGGTAGGGCATCATGCCCTCCTCCGGGCGAACGCGACCCTCGTCATCGGGGACCTCGAACTCCTTTTCTCGATCGCAGCCGACGAAGCCGACGCTGACGTAGGCGATGAACTTGGCCATGCTCTATCCCTCCTCCTCGAAGCGCAGCCGGTTCTGCTC